AAGCTCTCCACAGCCTCAGCCTCAGCAACAAGCTCGCCGTTCACCAAGAATGCAATGCGCTCGAACACGCCGTTGGTTTCAACCGTACTAGCTGTGATATGAGCATTACATCCGTCCTCAGATATGAAGTAGCTTGGTGTCACAACCATACTGATACCCCTGTACACATTGCCCGACAGTTCCTCCAGAATCCCATACACCTTATCGAACGCCTTTGTCAGTGCTTTCTGGCACACACCGATAAGCGTACTGTCACCAAACTCCTTCGCAAGTGCATACCCATGTGCTCCAGCTGAACGGATCTGATTCAAAAGGTCTTCATCCAGCTTGTCTTCCGTCACAGCCTCATCATCAATATGCTTGGTTTTTACGCAAAGATCAGTTAGGATGGTCGGGATTCTCAGCCACTGGATGAACTCCTCTTCCGTTCCTGAGAAAAGTCCTAACCTGACAGCTATCTGGTAGGCACTCTCTCCATTGGTCACGGTAAAGGTACTGGTGGCCATATTGCTATAAATAATGGTATATGTATCTATAAGTCCCTGCGAACTGGATTTGTAGATTCTACGGATGGCCAATGCTTTCAGCCATTCCTCTTCGGTTCCCACGAATCCATGCAGCACGGCAATCTCGTAGGCACTCAGACCGTCCCTGCCTCTCGCATCGAGAATATACATGGTATCAAGCGAGTAGGCATCCCAGCCGTCATAGAAGGTAGGTGTGATATTGGCACGCTCGTTATTGTCAACGATCTTGATTTGGCGACGTTCCTTCGAACGGAACTGTCTGTTCTGACGTATTCCCGCAATCACCAGACCGTAGGTACCGATCGCAATCGGTGCACGCACATCTGCAATAATACTGCCTTCGTGCTCCTCATCCACGCGCCAAGGCAGCTGTCGAGTACAGCCGTCGGCTCGTTCTAGGAAAACACCCATCATATCAACGGTCTCAGCATCAAAAGGCTCATCAACCACATCTCCCGATACTTCCACCACATGCTTTACGATGGGAATGCGCAGGCGAAAGTCGTTACCTGCTACAATTGCCAATATCTCCATTTTGTTTCTTTTTTCTGTTGTTGTTACTGATTAGCATCAACGGCGTAGGCTGTTGATAACTTATAGAACCTGTCTGCCAGGTCACCGTTCTGCTTACCTTCCATCACAATTCCTGCTGCTCGGTAGATAATCAACGGTATGCAGCCTTCTTTAATCGGAAGATCCATTGTGCTGCCAATCTCTGAGGGCGAACCTACATAGCAGAAACACTCCACCGTATGGTCGTAAGCATCATTCACTTTTCCTGCAGTGTAATACTCCATCATCCTGTAGCCGTTGCGTGTCTCTCCAAGCATGGCTTTCGGCTTCTCAGGTGTCCCTCGTGTCCATGGGGAGGCCTGCATGCGTCCCTCGTTGCTCAGCGGATCTGTCAGCTGTCTCACCGACTGCACCCATGAGTTTAGCTTGAACTTAACCAGACGAAGAAAATTATGCGGAATCGATATCATCCCCGTTCCGTCGCTGTTCATCACATGCGATACAATGTCGGCATTAGCTAAAGTGGTAGGCAGAAGCATATCCAGTGGAAGTTCACCACACAGCTGGATGCTGGCGGTACGCAATGCATGACGAATCTCTTCATCGAGACGCTCCGTAAAATCGCTTTCGGTATCTACTGGAACTTGTTCGTCAATGGCAATGCGAACCTTCCTGATCATGTCTTGGATGTTTATCTGCATACACCTGCCTCCAACTTATTACGATTCAGTAAACCTGTAGGTTATACCCTTCGATGCTGCATAGTCAGCCGTTTGTTTCGGTGTCTTCAACGTTTTCGTTTTTGGATCATCCTTGAACGTCTTACGAAGGTAGCTCTTCAGCTGACTGAAACCTGAGAATTCCATTACCTGCTCACCGCTGTTCTCAGCTGTCTCTGCTTCCGTTGCTTTTGCAGCTGGAATGGCAGCGGCTTTTGCTTGGTTCTTACCGCGAGGCTCATACTCCCTGATCTTGCCGATACGGTAGAATTTGTGCCTGCGGATGGCTTCAATCACGTCATCCTGGTCACAGCTAAAGGTGGCCAGTCCTTCAGGACTACGCTCAGAGAACTCAACAACCTTGTTGACATTCCCCACCATCACCTGGAAAACCAGCATCGAGTCTGATATGAAAATCATAGGCTTTCTGTCTGTTAAGAAAAAGGCGGGATCCAGGCATCCGTCATGTTGCCGGGGAACCCGCCTCGTTAACTAACTAAATTTATGACAAAATTACTAAGCAGCCTGCAGCTCATCGGTAACACCGTCGAGATCAAACTCAGGACGGCTCACTCTTGCGTGTGCATTCGGGAACTGTAATGTCCATGCTGAATACTCGGTCATCACAACTGCATCTGAGTTGCGGATGAACAGGTTGCGCAGGTCGTAATCGTTGCGATCCCAGTCCATGAATACCCACTTCTCCAGATAACGCGGATCAAGGCAGAAGCCCATACCGTCCATCTTCATGTAGTTGAAGGCATCGTGACGATAGATCAGGATCTTCGTACCCATAGAGCTGAAGCTCTCGAAGTCAAGCTTCCAGTTCTCGTAATCCTTCTCTTCACGGAATGCAATCAGTCGGTTGTCGGCCTTCAGGTTCGACAGTGCCTGATAAATCAGGTTGTCAACGAAGAACAGCTTTGTACGACTGCCATTACCTGCATCCTTGATCACATCGTTAATGAATCGGACAAGCTCCTTCTGGGTAATCACGTATTCATATACGTACTTGTTTGATGTCTTCGGGGTCGGTGTGGTTCCTGTATCAGGAGTTACTGTTGTCCCGTCTGCTGCAGACTTCCATGCTGTACCATCCTTGTAAACAACTACTGTGGCTGCCGTACCTCCAGTGGTCACAGTTGCGTTATACAACAGATGTCCGTTGTCATCCTTATCCTGAACAGCCTGCTGGATGGCATTGCCTGCCTCGTCAATCTTCTTTGCCCAGTGGCCAATCTCCAGATCCTTGCCTGCCTCATAGTAGATACCACCTGTGAAGTAGATCTGACCGCGGTCACTCCAGCTGGTCACGCCCTTCTTGCCAAACAGACCACTGCGCTCCATACCGTTGCGCATATCGTCCATGGCGGTACGCTCCTGCTTCAAGAAGTCCCAGCTGACCTCAGTCTTCATCAGCTGCTCAATCTTCGACTGCTCCACCTGCATGATGAAACGCTGGCAGTACTGCTCGCTTGGCTCAGGCATGGTGTAGTAGCTACCTGTCTTTACGTCGCGCTCACCTGCTGCACGGCCAAGACGAAGCATCACTTCACCTGCTGCAATGTCGGGTAAGTCAAAGCAGTTAGTACCGTTGCTCTTTGAACCGTTCACGGCAATAACGATCGGCTGACCTGCATCTGTTCTACCTACAACATAAACCATCAGCGGATGATTCGGATCGCGGGTTACACCGTCAGCCAGATAACCCTGTACCTTCGGGAAGATAATGGTATCCATTGAGTCAAAGCACTTGGCGTTAACCGGCTCGATACTGTTACCATATCCGTTGTTAGTGGCATTGATGGCAGTCTTCAGAGTTGTCGTAATAGGACGCTGGCCAATACGATAGTACTTGATAATCATTGAAACAGCATGTCTCGATGACTTCTTGGCTCGCAGAATCTGATCAATAGGACAGCTTTCCAGCTTCATCTCGCAGATCACGTTGTCAATCTGCTTACGATAGTACTCCGCATTGTTGTACTTACCAGTCTGCATCTCTTCGCTGTCTGCATGCCACTGACCACCTTCGCGGTTCGCGGGATTCTGCACACTCGCACCACCGCCAGGAATATCCTCAATACGGTCTGCCAATGCTGGTGCATCGGGATTGTCTTGTAAGGTAGCAGCCATAGCATAACCACCACCTGTAAGGATGGTCACCATGATAACGGTAACGAATCCAAACCATTTCTTGAATCTTTTACACATAGCTTATAATAAATTGATGAATACTCTCTTAATAAATATCCTTCATACGGCTCAGGTTCTCCAGCATAGGATCCTTCTCCTGAGAACTTGGCTGACCGCCACCACCACCTATAACAGGCAGCTTGTTGCGCTGACCTCTCTTGTGCTGGGTAACGTCAATCTTCTCGTTCTTACCTCTCACATAGCCGTCATTCGTGGCCTTCTCGATATCCTTGTCGCGGTCTTTGATACGGATAATCTGCAGGAAATCGTCTTTTTTCAGATCGAAGTTCTTGGCACGGGCAATTAAGCCGTCCTTGCCAAACAACCACTCCATCAAATCACGAGTGTCTTCGGGTTTGTAGCCAGCTTCTGCAGCTGCAGCATCAAGTTCAGCATCCATAGCCTGCAAACGCTGATCAGCCTCAGCATCAAAAGCAGCATCTTCCTCGGCCTTCTTTTTGCGCTCATCACGCATCTTGGTGTAGCGTTCCTTCGTCTTTGGATTGCCTTCAATCATATCAATCAGCATGTCAGGCTCGTTGTCGATAAACCATTCAGCCAGATCGAAGTCCGTACCGTCATCGTTCTTGCCTGTTGCCAAACCAGTGATAATCGGTGCGGCATAAGGGTTCGAAGAAAGCATCTCCTTGAATTTTTCACGCTCCTGCTCACGCTGATCCATCTGGTCATAGTCTGAAGAGATCTGACCGCTCACGGCCTCATCATCTTCAGTATTCAGCTCAGGATTGCGTCCGCGAAGCCGTTCAAGCAGCTTCTCACGCCCTGTTTTCTTGGTATTTTCTGTTGCCATCTCGTTATTATTTGAAACCTGTCACAAAATTATTATTAATGGACACTTTATCGCTGATATTTTTCCCATTCTACTATTATCTTTGCAAAAATCTTTCAGTAACGGCAAAGCTATGAGACATGTAAACTCGATTTCACAGGTAAACAAGGAAAGGGATAACGAAATCATCCGTCTTTATAACGAAGCGAAGAAAATTGTCGGAACACCAGCCACTATAGAGCGTATATGTAGGCTGGCGGCGAATATGTCAGCTTCAAGGTTCTACATCTCAGAGGAGTGGGCTTTACGTTTCATTCAGGATAAAATGAACGGGAAACCGAGAAAATTCCGAAACAAACGGAAAAGAACATTGTATAATGCGCTCTATGACACCTTCCGACACCTTTCACGCAAACGGGAGAATGCTGGACACTCCATGTCGCACATCGTGGATCTTGCTCTCGAACAGCCTGCCCCATTCATAGGTCTCAGTCCGGAAACGCTGCAAAGGTATCTCTGCCGAAGACTGAATATTTACCAGTACGACATTAAATCTAAGACTGTCGATCATGAATAAGCTATACGCAACCACCGCTTCCGTACTTGTCATGCTTTTGCTGATACCGTTAGCTTCAGCAATGGCCGTGTCACATGAATCATCATGCCTCACACATTTTATATATATGTTCGCGCACGCAAACATCATCCACTGGCTGCTCAATGCTTTCAGCCTCATCATACTCAACAGGGTAATCAACGTACATAGGTGCATCGCTGCATATCTGGCATCAGTCATCATCTCATTCCTTCCATACATTCAGCCTTCTCATCCAGTGGTGGGTATGTCTGTCGTCATTTTCTTCTTCACGGGTTTCATCACGTCCTGTATGTTGCGGTATCACCGCAACCGTCACCTTCGGATGTCTTCATCATACAAAACAATGATCTTTCAGATTGCCTTAGTCCTCGCACTGGGCTTTGTTATACCGAACATGGCTGCATCATACCACCTGCTTGCATTCATCTCAGGCTGTCTTTACAGCTATGCAGAACGTGAACTACGCTACCTCTCCTCATTTTTGAATACAAATTCCCATTAAACCTATTAAGCCCATCAAGCCCATTATGCCTACCATATCCATAAGCAAACAAGCAGATATGCCCACTGGATTCCTTCAACAGATGTTGGAGGAGAATCAGCAAAGGCTTGATGTGCTCCAAAAGACGTATAATCCTGTCACTGGCGAGAATTCGCCTGGACTAAGGTGTGAGCTTCGTATTGCTGACTTTCTCGACGGTCGGCCTCAGTTCATCCCTGTAGAGATGCTGAGCGAAGATTTCATCCTTGCATTGTTCAACTGTCACTCATTCTACGGGTATATCCAGAAATACTTGCCTGAAGATGGTGACTACGATGATCAGTACGAAACGGTGGTGCGCCATTACATCCGTCTGCGCTGCAAATACGATTTCTATTTCTTTGCGGGATGCTACGCCAAGATCAAGAACAAGGAGGGAGGAGAGGATATTCCTTTCCTGTTGCGTCCCGCACAGCTGAAGCTGGCGCGTATCTTCGAGGATATGCGTCTTCATGGTAAACCCATCCGTGTCATCCTGCTCAAATGTCGCCAATGGGGTGGATCTACGCTCACCGATATCTATATGGGATGGATTCAGATATTCTGGAAGACCAACTGGAACTCAAACATCGTAGGTCACCAGTCAACATCTGCTACAAACGTCTTCGCCATGTACCAGAAGCTGATCGATAACGTACCCGACTGGCTCTTCTTCGATCTTGGTGATGACTACCCAGAGAACTTGAAGAAATTCGAGGGGAAGGGAACAACGCAGAACATCAAGCGCATGGTGCCGAGATCATGCGACATACAGACTGGATCGGCGCGTAACCCTGAGTCGGCTCGTTCTACCGACGTAGCCATGGCGCACATCACCGAAGAGGCGTTCTTCCCAGATACCGAACAATGGCATCCAAAGGATATCGTCCGCTCTGTCATCTCTTCCATCAGCAAGGTAGCTGCTTATACGTTCATCGTACGTGAATCAACTCCAAACGGAAAGAATGCGTTCTATGATGCATGGAAGGAGGCCAAGGAAGGTAAGTCTTCATATGTACCGGTATTCGTTCCGTGGTTTGAGATCGAGACGTACCTCATACCGATGACTGAGGATGAGCGAGCAAACTTCGCCATCGAACTCTGGCGTAACCGAAACGACAAGAAGAATCACGGTGATTATTTCTGGTGGCTATTCCAGAAGGGTGCAACACTCGAAGGCATCAAGTGGTATATCACTGCTCTTGCCGACATGACATCGCTCGACGATATGCAGCAGGAATATCCTTCTGACGATATCGAGGCGTTCCGTAACTCAGGAAATATCGTCTTCGACTCCTATAAGGTGGATGAGCTGGAGAAGGGATGCGACGATCCTATCTTTGTTGGAGATATCGAGGGTGACTCTTCAATACCTGATATTCCCGTACAGGATGAATACTCTTCATTGAAGCTGCCGCCGTGCATGTGCAATATCCGTCTGGTGGAAACAAGGGGTGGAAACTTGAAGGTGTGGGAGTACCCTGACACTACCGAGGTTGTTGTAAACCGCTATATCATTTCAGTTGATGTGGGTGGGTCGCACAAGACTTCCGACTATCATGACATTGTGGTGCTCGATCGATACGATTTGATGTACGGAGGTGTGGAAAAAGTGGTGGCAGAGTGGCACGGACACTGTGATCCTGATCAGCTGGCAATGAAATGTGCTCAGCTGGCAAGCTTCTACTGCAATGCTTATCTCGTTGTCGAAAACAACACTGCCTACTCCAAGATGAACAATACTGAAGGTGATGTGTCCCAGCTCTTCTTCCCTATCCTGTTGCCGCTGTATAGCAATCTCTACTCAGGTAATAAGTCCAAGCTGCTCAAACACCGACAAAAGGAAACAAAGTGGGGCTTCAACACCAATCAGTCAACAAAACCTGCACTCATTAAGCACTTGGTGAAGATCGTCCGAGAAGGTGACTACATTGAGTCTGAGAAGGAAGCTCTCACTGAGATGGGATACTATCTCTTCTATGCTGATAAAGGTGTCTATGGTGCTGCTCCTGGCTATCACGATGATCGTATCATGGCGCGTGCTATAGCCTTGTTTGTCTCACGCCTCGATATGGACAAACCGTACATCCAGCATCAGAAGACGGATGAAGAGAAGCTGGCTGAAATCAACCGCCGTCTTACCGAAACAACACCTACAGAGATCGGTATCCTCTAATCACCCCATGAAGCTTATAATGCCCATTAACCCTATTAAATTAATATAACAATGAACAAAACAATTAAGAAAAGCATCAGAAAATTTTACTTCCGCATCTGGAAGTTCTACATCACAAGGAAAGAAACCTTTCGCGCTACCAGAATGTGGCGAAGGGGCGTGAAGGAGTGCGTGAAGGCATTCAAGGAGATCCGAGGTGCACGATTCTACATGTGGTTTGATGAAAACTCCATGACGTTCATTCCGATTGTTCACAAGGAGGGAACAAAAGGTAATCCTTTGTCAATGGAGTACCTGCAGCGTTCACACAAAATCAAGGCTAAGCGTACCATGAAGGTGGAGGATATGAAACGCGAGTGTTTCTACTACACGCCTTCCCAGAGCAATGCCATTGGATGCAGCGAAGATAACCAACTTCGCACACAGAAATATAATCAGTGGCTGCGCTTCTACATGTCGCGTCTTTCGGAACCCATGCGAAAGCTCAACGCCTTCAAAGCTTAATTGTGTTATGTGTATTACCGTATCACGGCAATCTTTCTCTTATCCACCCACTCCACCGCTCATCACCGTGGGCTGTGGTTTGGGTGCATTTTGTGTATTGCCATTCGAAGGCATCAAGTGGCTTCCACTACCGTCAGCTGGTCTGACGGCTCCTCCTTCGGGCAATGCACCCATGGCTGCAGCATCAGCTTGTTGCTTGGCCTTGAATTCCTGAATACGCTTCTTTAGTCTTGCCGTGTTACTGAATGCGCCACAATCAAGCATCGTTTCCAGGTCTATTCGGTTCTGGAGCATGAGCTGCCACAGCATATCGTTGTTTGCCTCACGCATCACGGCACTGTTGGCATCCATCTCCATGTCAAGATCGGTGTTCACGTCTTCCATCGTGTCGGGATTGTAGTAGGTCTTGTAGTCCTCGCCGGTCAGCTTCACACTGCGGTTGCTGTCGTAGAACTGCTGGATCATCCAAAGCTGAACCTTGCTCACACGAAGACAGAAGTCATAGAAGGCACCGATATAGTCCGCTACAGTAGTGCTCGCACTCTCACGCTCCATCTGGTACTGCTTGCCGCTGGTGTTCCTGTGTACACCTTGTAAAGCTCCCTGAACACCTGTCTGACTCACCACCATGCTTTGATTGGACTGGATCATCCATTCCAGACCTGCAGGAATGTTCGTTCCCTGAATGGCACTTGGCTTCTCGCCTTTCGATCCGTCGTAAAGGATAACTCCATTGGGCTTCGTACTTTGAGCTATCATCTCTTCCAACGGCTGCTTGGGTGTTTCGCTCTTCACATCAATTGCCATGGCCTTAATGCTGTTACCAAGCATCTCGTCGAACATAATCATGTAGTGGTTCGTTGCACGCTGCTTGTCGATGGTGCGGTCAATAAAGCTGCGCGTCTCGCCGTTGATGCAGGGATATGCCAGGAACACATAAGGATGGTAGTGGAATCCGTAACCGTTGCGTAGTACGCGGTATGGGCTTACTCCTTCACTGAGCAGATAGCCGTTCGGACTCAGGAATCGGTAATACCAGAATTCTTCGATACGTTCCTTATACTGGATCAGCTGCACGTCTTCAGGTGCAATGTAGTAGGTCTCGTTTCCGTTCTCGTCAAGGATAGGCATGCCGTTCTCGTCCTTGCGGATGTTGTCGGCCATCCTGCGGGCATTCTCCGCATCGATTTCCTTCTTGTCGCTGAGCGGGCGGTATCCAGCGTCTGCCGTGGCATAGTCATGATACCATAACGATCTTTTGCGCTCTTTCTTCCAGATCTCTATGACTCTGTACTTGCCAATCACACTGCTATGAAGGAAATCATCTCCTGAATCCACTTGTCGGTCGCCTGTCGGTCGCCTGCTGTGCATGATGTTACCCTGACGGGTGTAGATATCCTTCAGCTCATTCTCTGCCGACTTGCTGGCATTGCCGTTCTTGTCCCTGCAGAAAGTCTTCAGCAACTCACTCCAGTACATATCATGAGCCTCAGCAATGAAATTGATGTCGCTCAGATCGCTTTTCTCGAACACAGGGAAAGCAAGCTTGTATATGTCCTTCTTCTCTATGTACACATCCTCACGTCCGTCAACCTCCGTGAAGTTCACCTTGGCTGAAAGGAAAGCATAGATGCAGAACTCCTGGAAGAATTCCGCATTCAGGTTCTGCCGACGGTTAAGGTTGTCATTTTTACGAAGGAACTCGCTGAATATGGCTGCAAACATGTCCTCGTTGGCATCGGTGCTCTTGCAGGTAGCGGCCATGTTCTCCTGTCTTAGCAGACCTTTCAAGGTCAGCACCTTGTCACTGATAATGTCGTTCTGGAATGCAGGGAGTCCCTTCAACTGGAGGTACTTCTCAACGGTAATCGTTCTTCCGTTCCAAACAACTTTGTCGTTCAGCTGCCTACCCATGAAATAGTCGTTAGCCCGAATCCATTTCTTTCGCATGGGTTCAAGGTCATCATAGTAATGTGCTGCCTCGCGCAGTAGCTGCGAGTAGTAGCTGTCCGATGAGAATATCTTGTGCTCCATCCAGCGCAGGGAGTCCATACCCTCCTCGTAGGCTCCTGATACTGGGTTTTCGACACCGTTGTTTGTCAATACCATATCCGATTCTTTGTAATTACAAAGCAAAGATAATCCAACGCGCTTTCGCTCTCATGATAAATTTCCCAATCGGCCACATCCAAATAAGGAAATTTATCATCCTGAGTTGATAAGGGATGTGTAATTTTGTGATGAACAAAACAATAGATTATGGCAAAGAAAATCAAATTATGGGAGAATACCGTCGTAACAAAAGACGATAAAGGTAATCTCGTCCTTGTCGGATATGCTAAGGAGGCACTTGCCTCATTCGACAAGATGAAAATCGGTGTTGATATCCATCTGCACGATCACAGCAAGGAGGAGATCGAGAAACTGCTCAAAGAAAATGAGGTTCCCTATGGGAAGCTTATTCCTGCCGAAGACAAAGCAGAAAACACCGACTACGATCTGTGTATCGTTGCTGGTAACGTCCTGAAGCTGTATGATTGGAAGTGGACTGCCGAGGAGATCATCCGCAAGCTCTATGATAAGAGCGAGGAAAAACAGGAGTCGGAACAGGAGTCCATGAACAAACGTCTTGAACAGATCAAGAAGTACACACAGGAGCGTGCCAAGAAAAAGGTATCCGATCCTTATCTGTAATGTTAACGTATGTTGCTGTATCACGGCAACACCCTATACAGTCCACCTGATTCTTTTTCATGGACTTGATATATTTTCATTGGTTAATTTTAAGTTATTAGAGTCATCAAACTGGAGCGTTGCGAAACGCTCCGTTTTTATAATGAAACAAGGCTGTCGGGTAAGAAAAATCCCCCGGCATTGTAAATAGTCTCTCACCACATATTCACAATATATCCGCACAGCGGCAAGCCAGGGGATCAATATCCTCTATGCCACTGTACGGATCATCGTGTCTTTATATGTGGTGAGAGACTGCAAAGTTAAACATTTTAATCCATTTCTCCAATGAAAGTAGTCGAAATTTTAATCCTGTCACGAAAAATTCTTGAATCGCTGCAAAAGTCCTGCATCAACATCAGCGACATCCGATACCTGGCCATGTACGAGGAATACAGGCAGATCATCAACAACAAACAGAAGGTTTCCTTTGCCGCTGCCCTTCTCTCCCAGAAATATCACATCTCAGAACGACAGTTCTACTACATCATCAAACGATTCGAAGCCGACTGCAAAATCACTGCATCCGAATAAGTCACGTATATTTCGGTATTACCGCAATCTCCCCTATCTTTGCAACGTCAAAGCGCAATGACAGAACCTATATTTATTAACAACTCAAACACAGTATTTCTATGGAAATGAACGATTATCTTTCGATGAAAGCTCTTGAGAAGGAAGGCATGTCGCCTTATGAGCAGTTCAAGGTCGGACACATGCAGTCCAAACGTGCCAGCGGTACTGCCATCGGTGCACTCGCTGTTGGTGTCGGTGCGGCCGTAGCTGCAGTAGCTGCCGGTGCATGGGCTGGAGCGAAGGCGCATGAAGCAAAGGAGGTGGCAAAGTCTCAGCACGATGACCTCCGGGAACTGGTGAAACTGAATGCTCAGAGCATTGCAGGAGAGCGTGCAGAGCGTATCGCAGGTGACGTGAACATCACGACAACCATCAATGATACACTCAGCGGTAGCCAACAGGGATCACAGAGCCAGACCGTCACACAGGACGTGGTGCAGCAGGTGATCGCCGGTCTCATGACAGGCCGTTACAGTGAGAACGCCCAGAAGGTCGAACTCATGTCACCGGCTCGTCCGTTCAAGTGCGGATGTGGTTGTGGTTGCGACAACGACTAAACGCATCAAACAGTTCAGGTAGGCTGCGGCAATGCCGCAGCTTCCTTTCCCAAAACAAACACGGCAAATGAAATGGTTCAACAATGCTAAAAAGAAGAAAATGGAATTCATTCAGAACTACGTCCCTACATCAAAGGCACAACTCTTACAGGTGGCCATGTACTACAACAAGGGTGATCTTGCCAAAGCACAGGAGATGTTCGACTTCTACAACAAGAATCTGAACCTGCCTGACTTCGATCCCGTTCCACCCACATTCATGCAGCAGATGAAAGACGGTGCTTCTGGAATCTATGGATGGCTGAAAGAGAACCAGGAAGAACTGGTGCAGGGATACCAGCTTGTCTATTCTATTATCAAGAATAAGGGCGCACTGCCTGTTTCGAATATGGAAACGGCAGCACCGCTTCCACCGATCAACGAATAATTATTTGATAAAATTGCGCAAATTTTTCAACAATAATTGTGTAAACATAACACGGCAACAGTATGGATCAGAATATCAGACAGATCTCCTTCAACATCTACGCAGACAGCGATCAGGAGGCAGAGCGTGGACGTAAGGCCATTATCCAGTTTATAAACATAATGGGACAGCACGGTGCCATGGTCTCAGGGAACAAGATAGCAGAGGCGGTGGCAAAGCTCAACGAAAGTCCCTTTATTGCATCACAAATTATCAAATTCTTCAAACAATAAGTCATCATGCCAGAAAACAATAATCCACAGAGATGTACAGGTAACTGCATGAACTGTATAGCATACCAGCGACAGTTCTGTGCATCACAGTTAGCTTACAGCAACATGAGACAGCTGGAGCAGTTAAGCAACCAGGTGAAAGTCCTTACGGAGAAAATAGAGGCCATGCAGAACACGGATGCAGTTCTCTTCGCTCCTTCAGAATCTATACCGACACCTTCCACCATTCCCGCTTCTTCCCCAGCCTGATCAGCCCCAGTGCCCGCTGTTTCTCTAGCGTAATCTGCCACCCTTCCCGCTGTTTCTCCAGCGGGCAATAAAATACAACGCAACAAGGGGTAGGCGTAATACAATAGAACCCCAAAATAATAACATCACAAACACAATGAATTATGAACAACAACGGAAAAACCTTCGTAGTATCTCTTACTACGATTCCAGGCGGCACGGCCGCTAATGCCAGCTACCTGCTGGCTCTCGACCACTACACTTGTGGTAACCGTAAACTATGTATTAACGAGGCTTTCCCCGTCACTGCCGATCTCAAAGCAAAGGCAATCGGCGTTCCTGTCGATGTGGGGAACGGATCCTTCTGTCAGGAAGTGCTTGTCAGCGGAAGCGTAACCTATCTGCCTTTCGTTTGCGGATGTAACTGCAATGTGTGTCCACGTACAGAGAACATCTATTGTACCATTTGCGTTCCGTGTTCGTCTGCTGCCGTACCCACACTGGCCATCGGAAACAGTGTGGCTGCACCTACAAACGCGAAGCCATGTGACACCACCACCAACTGCATTGCCGTAACGACAACGCTTAACGTAACGACTGCTTAGGATGTGGATGGATATTGCGTGCATCGTGTTCACTTGCGTAACAATGAACCACCTCGGATTGATTAGTGCCATAGAAAATGCAATACATCGCACTCTATGGATAGTGAACTGCCCCAAGTGTAGCACCTTCTGGTTCGTTCTCGCATACTGTTCAGTATGTTGCAACCGTGTTGCAACTATACCATCGATGTGCGCCGTATCCTTCCTATGCTCTTATCTGGCCGTATGGCTTGAACTATTTGAATCATTCATTGACACATTATTCATGAAGTTATATGAGAAGATTGTCACAACAGGTAATGACGGCTCGGCTCCCGCAGATCCAGAATGCAGTGATTCCGCAGGCTCCGTGTCCGAATTGTAGCAAACCTGCAAAAACACCGACTAAAACGAAAAGAAAATGAACGCACAGGAAATGAAACAGAAGTACTGGAGCCTGTACGAGTACATGGCCAACAGTAAGAATCCCGAAAACATGAAGGCTTTCGGGCGAGTAATGTCATCCATGATGGAAGACATGATCCAAATCAGTCCTGCAAAGGCTGAGGAGTATATTGAACGCCTTGAAAGCATTCGCTGGGATAACTATCTCACGCCGAAGGAGGCAGAAACCATCGTGGCAAAGATGGATCCGAAGGCTCCCTGGAACCGTGATCAATGGAAGAACGCCATGGAGCAGAGCGGATTCGCACTGGAGGAGAAGCCTTGCTACAACTCCTGCGCTCTTTGGGTAACGATGAACATGTTGATGTCCGACAGCTCCGGCACAATGTCAAAGTACGTCGATGCAAACAATCTGTTCAAGTTCGTACACGACTTGGCTGTTGACAAGCTGACAGACGCAGATGGAGTGTTTGATATCCGTCACTACTTCAACGTATGAGCGGATACCGTGAGCTGATGAGAAGAAAACTCCTTGAACAGTTCTACGATAAGATGAGCGAAGAGGAGAAGAGAACGTTTGTCATGCTCACCATGCAAGACAAGAGCAGGGATGAGATTATGCAGGCTCTGAGCGCACAGAACGCGAAGATCGATGATGTGTCCCGCAAGATAGGTAAATATCCGTTCGCTTCAGATCTGCTGGCAAACATCTCTGGTAACTTTCTCACAGACGGACTTATTTGGATTGGACACAAGCTGCTAAGGAAGCTATAACCATCACTTTGCCGTGTTGGTATTCAAGAGGGGCTGGCAACAAAGCGTGTCAGCCCCTCTTTCTTATTCAGCTTTATCCATGTTGTCTATTCTTGTCATCACTTCCTTCCTGAGCTTCCTGATCTTATCCATAACCTCCTTGTCATTACTTCCATCAAGATCTTTCTTCATATCCTTGATGTCGCGGCGGTAATCAAGTAGCATATCATGGATATCTATCCACTCTCCAAAGGAATTCTCCCAACGGCGCGTGTCCTTTCCTGCATCTTCAATCTCATGCAGCTGCTTCAGCCGTTCGTTGCTCTTCTTGTATAGGGCATCCATCTTATAGTCATCACGGATATCTTCAGCTGTGGCCTGCATGATGTACTTGTCATTATCCTTTGTGATTGTCTGTTCCTTATCACCTTCCCAGAATGATAATGCTTTCTCTCTTGCATCAGCCATGGTAAATGCCCTGTAGTCTTCACCGGTCATATACTGGATGATCTTCTTTCGCATCAGTTGTCTTTCCTTCAATGTCTTAGCATTGTCAAATGCCTCGAATGCACTTGGAAGATCAGTAACACCATCAACCAGCTCCTTCTTCTGGGTGGCCTTCACGCTTGCTATAGCTGCTTGCAGGCACTCCTCAGCATTCAGGTTGTTCATCACAGCTGCATGGTATGTGCGTTCTATTCCGTGCATATCACCAGCATTGATGTAGGTCTTGAAGAAATCAACGGCCTTCCAGCGAGTGAATCCCTTCTGACTAGGCATAACCAAATCCCATGTCTTGAATTCCTTGTCTGCTTGCGTAGGAACACTGAACGGAAGGAAATGCTTGGCAGTCATTGACAGGAAAGCTATCTCCTTGCCGTATTTCTCAACAGTTTCTTTCTCTTGATACGGAATGTCAAAACCGTGAACATCCAAGGTGCCAAGACCGTCGCGGATGTAGCTGATCATTGGATTTGATTTACCCATCATGCGCTCGATCATCGGGGCTGGGAACTCAACACCATGCCGTCCCATGAACAACTCTGGGAATTCCCTGAACTGCTTACCCCATCGTGCATACCATTCGGTTCCATCCTTGTACCGACCAAGAAGAAGGTGTGTCTGTTGACCAATCGTATTGCCATACATGGTATAGTCATACCACTTCATGCCTTCAGGATAAGCAAGCTCGTAGGGTGAACGGTAGTTTGGATCAGTCTTTCTGATTTCCTCTGCCTTCATGCGTTCATTGTCCTCATCAGACTTTCTTACAATGGCATTGATGGCGTTCATCAGGCTATAGAAGAATACACATACGCCCAAGATGTAACACTGCTTGGCGTTCTTGCTCCTAAACCTTCTTAACTCATTCCTTGGTATGTCCACACCAAAAGCTCGTTTCAAGTTGTCGGCGTTGTATCTCATATACTCCAGGAACCCACCTTCATTATACAAGCTGCCGATTCCGAAGTTTGCCAAGAAATGACGCTGTGTGCTCACCAGCCAGTCGGGTGAAAGCAAGGCTCTGCGCATCCATTTGAGTTGTGCCGGTGTGACACCCAACAGTTCCCAATACTGACCGCCAAACGTGTCGTTGACATACTGTCCAGCCTCATCAAGTAACTGTTCTCTCATCTCTTCCTTACTCAGCCCATTCTGCCCATCAAGCCCATTCTGCCCATAAATCTTGTTCAGTCTCTTCTCAACCTGCTCAGCAAACATCTTGAAACAGGCAATCTTGAAACCATCATGGATATAGTTCCAAAGAACAGTGTCCATTCCCTTGTTCATAAAGTCAAGCATCGCTGCTACAGGTGTCATGGCCTTTCCTATACCTTTCTTTGCCAAGTTCTGCTCATTGGCAAGATCTCGTACAAAGTTCCTCAGCTTCTCGGTAATCATGTTCACGTCTGCAGCTGCATAGTCGGCGGTAGCACCAAGGTTGACCAGATGTTTTGCAGCAAGCTTAAAGTCCTCTGGATGGGCGTAAGCTGGCAAAGTGCCTTTCTTGATGCTGTCCAGTACGACGTACTCCATCAATGCCCTCATGCCTTTGTCAGGACGCATCTGTGCCAAAGCAACCTCCGTCAAGGCTCCTGCATGGAAACCGCTAAAGCTCAGCTGTATCTTCTTAGCTGTGCCACCAATAACGTCCCAACCTTTGCCAAGACTATGAACCCAGTCAGGAATATCCGCTGTTCTCATCGTACCGAACACGCTGGCAAAACGCTGCTTTGCTGCTTTATGTACCCACACATCACCCACTCCAGGAACATCGTATGGCTTAGTATATGATTCCTTATCCAAATGGTACGGCTCAACGTTAGTAATCAAAGGCAATGATCTCACTACCTCGCCATCCTTATTCAGCTCATCAATATTGATACAAGCCAGATCATCAAGGAATTTTCTGTTGGCAACAGCTTCGTTGTTGCTCCTTGAATAGTATGACATGATATCGGTGATGTCAGTGAACTTTGGAACCAACCCAACAGCAATACCTTCAGCATACGTCGGAATCTCTCTCTTCTTCATATTCGGGCTTTTTGTACGCTGATAGTTCTCAACATACTCCTTCCATGCCTTCGGATCACTCTTTTCCTTATCCCAGATGTGGTTCACATAGCCCTCGGCAATATATCCAGCATTGCCTCTCAATCCTGCATCCTCCAGAACATGATAGAATTCATCATACCAGTCCTTGATATCATCAAGAACCTTCTGCAAAGATGGTGTCATTTGAATAGGCATAGCGGCTCTGTGATCCATCCTGATCCATTCACCGTTGTCAGCCTTCACAATATCATAGCCGTATGTACCTTCAATGATGTCGGGTAAAGCTTCCCTCAGCATCTTGCCCGTAACCTTTTCTCCTCCCTGTGAGGATATGTTCTTAGCTATATCATCGAGTCGTTTTGTCAGGTCGTGAATAAATATGGCATCTTCGGCACTCGCACTTTCCAGATTCTTTCTTCTGTTAATAACAGCATACTTCACCTGTTTGCGTGCTCCTTCTGGAGTTGTGTTAAAGCCAACAGCATTACCGATGTCTTGCAATACCCTGGCATCAATCTCTTGATCCAGCAACTGTTCTTCTTCGGTAGGCTGTGATACATCCTTTTTCCCTGTTGCTACATCATAAAGACCAAGATCAGCATTCTCCAAATCAGCAATACCGTGTCTCACTTCCCATTCCTGGTACAGCTTTCGGTATTCGTCTTGAATACGTTTAAGCTCCTCAAAGTCTTCAATACCTTCAGTGTCGGGCATGATAGGCATAGGATCACTTTCATCCTCTTCGGCCATCTTCCTTCTCTCCCACTCTCTCAGTCGGTTGAAGTACGAAGCCATGCCTTCGCCTTTCTTCTGCCTTGGCTTTCCCTTACCTGCCTGGAAAGAAACATTTCTTGGTTCTGTAGGCTGCTTTATTACAGCATCCTCAACTCCAGTCTTCACGTCCGTACCCTCAACAAAATCATACATCATCCTGTCGGTAACCTCGTCAACGCTCTTGAACTTCTTAATTCCAAACAAGTCTTTACCAATCCAGTCCCACAGCTTACGGAAAGCACGACGAATCTTGCTGATCACATTTGCAATCTTCATGGTCTCATCCATGCCCTCAGCTTCATCAAGAACTTCCCTTGCAGCCTGCTCAAACCTTTCGCGGTTCTTTGCACCTCCCATGTTGGTAAGCACCTCCTCGTAAAGCTCATCTTCATCACCATGGATCTGATTGTAGTTATTGTCACCAAGCAGTTTCTGGTAGATCTTTTGAGAGACCTCATCTTCTCTCATCAGATCCTTGATGTTCTCCCAAAGATCAGGTCTGTTCTTCTTGATGGCTTTCACCCAAAGATGACCATACTCATGTGCTGGAGTCTCAGGATTAATTCCCTCATCTGTCAAATAGATATCCTTACCGTCCGTATATCCATATACAACTCCCTCTGAGGTAACCATTGGCTCCTTGCCTGCGACACTGAACATAGGTTGTCCCTGCATCACGCTCTCCTTCATCTCTGGAGTAACATCAATAGCCCACATCTTGGCCGTTTTTGAAGAGTACTTTCCAGCGGGAGCAAGTCCAGGAAGCTCCACTTCACCAGTCTTCACACCCCACTTCTTTCCGTACTTATCCATAAATCTCGGTATCATCTGGTCATAGAAACCCTTCATGCCCTCGCCACCGATTCGGAGACCTTCACCTTCAATTACCTTGGCTGGAAGATCCTTGTTGGCATCGAAAATCGTACCATCTTTTCCTTCGCCGTCCATGATTCGCTTGGCAAGTTCTTTGCCAACAACATCCGTCAGATCCTTACCCTCGGTGTCACTTCGTCCCTCTATTACCTTACCGTTCTGACCAACACGCATTGTCATTGTCTCACCATCTTTCAAGCGCACCTCAATCTTCTTGGTTTTGCGTCCGTCAGGATCATTCACCTCAGGATAGTCATAGGATATGATCTTTTCCACGACGTTGCCGATATTATACCTCTCAGCCTGCTGGTCGCCGGTAGTCCAGGCTATCTTGTCGTAGCCGTTCTCAGCAGCATAGCGGAGCATACGCTTCATGGCCAGTTCATGCCAGTTCTTCTCAAACGGGGCGTCGGGGACGCTGTTTGCTGCTTCTGATGCTTTTTCAAACTCCTCTGATGCTTTATATACATCCTGTTCAAGACTGTCAACCATTTCTCTTTGCAGGACTGGCAAATCGGAATAGAAATCCTCAAACGCTTCTCCTTTGTGCTGCTTCTTCAGCATGACGACATAGTTGTCGTATTCCTGCTGAGCAAAATCTACATTTTTGCGTGCTTCTTCCAACCTGGATTTCGCATCATCGCTTATGTAGCCCTTCTCTCGTGCGTCTTGATGCCTCTTGCTTTGAATCTCATCTATCACGAGCACCTTGCGGGTTTGTGGAACGGCATAGGCTTCTGCGAACGCCTTACGTTGACGCTCGTTACGCTCTTCACTTTCCTTCGATAAGGATCCGTCGGCATCACCAATTCCGTATCGGGCAAAATCTTGATGGGCAGCATACCATTTGGCATTATCAGCCTCAATCGCTTCTGCAGCCCTTCTCTTTTCGCCTCCATCTTCAGGTAGTGTTGTTTCACCAAACCTAATCCACGCAACAGCACGTCCACCTCCGGCATCGCCAAAGTGAATATTGTCGCTTTCGTTGTACGGATCAATAGTTGGAACGGTTAGGGCAATCTCCTTCTTGTTCTCTAATCCTTCAGTTGTGTAACTCAAACGAGTGGAATTAATGGGTTCATCTTCAAACTGAAGGAAATGTTTGGCTGCATCTGAAATCTCTTCATCATACATATCCATCTGAGGCTCCAGATTCCCGTTACCGTAGTTCACCTCAAAGGCCATTTCGAAATCGTCTCCGTAATTATCAACCATTTCCCGGAAAGCAAGATCATGAGGATCACTGTCATTCATGTTGTTCCAACGTTCAACCATGTCGTCGTTTCGCTTTCTATCTTCCTCGTTAAGCCTTTCAGGATCGTTTGCCCAGCCTCCTCCATACTTTTGATACATCTCGTCGTTGAACGTGTTTGCTTCTTGCTCAACGGCGTTTTTCTCGCTCTCATACTTTTCAACAAGACCATCGAACTCCTTGCGGAACTTCTGCATCTGAGGATTGTCATCAACATCGAAGTACTCTTTGTAGTTTGTTTCCTCGACCTGTATCTGATTCTCACGAATATAATCCAGCACTTCATTTTTTGTAAGTGAGCGTTTTGCGCTCGCCTGTTCCTTCAGCCAGTCACTCAGGCCAAGCCATTTATCTTCTCCGGCCTTCAAGCCGCCGTTCTTCTGAATCATGGCCAGCCACTGCTCAGGCGTGGCCTTTTCCTGCCTGATACCCTCAACAGCTTTCAATGCATTGCTCACAAATACAGGGGTATCCACATGGAACGAACGACCTTCACGGAGTGCCTGCGTCTTACGAAGCACAGCCATAGCCTCAGCCTGGCTTACCTCATGGTAGCTCACACCAGAATTATCAAGCACTTGCATCACTGCCTTTGTAGCCAGCTCCTTTGCTTCGCGTTCCTTTTCGCCAGTGTTTATCTCCCCATAATCATATTTTTGGGGTTTTTCTTGGAGCGTATCACTATTTTTCTTATCTTTGCCTTCAGAAGAGTCAACCCCAGCAGGTTTAGTATATTGGTCTCCTTGTGCCGAAGTGCTGGATTCGGATGGCAAGGTTACATCTTTAATGTAGGCCAATGTACCGCTCTTTACTCCTGCTCCGCTTCCTTCGCTTTCCGATCTTGATAACCCTTCGTCAGTTTCTGAATATCCGCTTTGAGCCTCCGAAACATGTTGATTCCTCCGCAAACGAACTCTTCTTTCTGATTCTTTTTCTGCGTCATAGCCAAATGTTTTAAGAATATTGTTAATTCTCTCTTTATCTGCTTCGTCAAAATAATTGAGGAAGTCTGCAACATCACCGTCCTGCATTGAACGGCTCAGCCAATAGGCAAATGCCTCCTCTGCGTACTCTGATTTATCGGTACTCTTTTCTTTAACGTATGCCTTATTAACCTTACCGTCATCTGGCATGACGTTCCAGAACCGTTCCGCAATCGTTCTCTTGCCATCTCCATACCAATCATCAAGAATGGCATGGATATTCTCATGGAAATATGCCTCTTCTGCATAAGAAGAAGTCATTTCTGGTGCAAAGATATATATTTTTTTCGTATCTCGGTTATAAGAAGCACCTGCTTTTCCAAGATTCTTACGTAAATGCTCCATGATGGCATCATATTCAGGTGATCCCTTCATTTTGGTCACTTCGTCATACATACCAAGATCCTTCAACAGCTGCTCCTCGCCATGAGTCTTGTCTAAGAACACCATTTCCTTTCCATGATATTGCTTTCCTACAGCTTCCATCATGTCCTTGGCACTGCCCTTATACACCACATCAGGCTCAAAAAGCAAACCTTTATCATGTGCACTGCCTTCAATGGTCATAACGTCACGAAGTTTAACATTGTATCCATCAAGGTTTGTTTTCAATATCTTGATGTCTTTGCTGTCAGTAACTGTCGTATTACCGTAAATAAGAGCATATCTTCCACCCATCTGATTGACATAGGTGGCAATCTGCAGCGCATTGGCTTGTTTGCTTATTTCGTTGGTGGTAGTCCATGGAAGGAAGATATTACCAGTGATATGACCAGCTTGATCCATCACAATCAGACTCATCTTGTTGTGATCCCCAAGTCTGTGACTGCTCACGAATGCAGCCATGCTCCGCGAGTCGCTACCTTCAAAAGCTGTCTCTGGGTTCCAGTCCTTTGCAAACACCTGCTTGGAGAAATTGAATACACGTACAGGAATATCCTTATCAACAGATTTTGGACGCAAACCAATTTGATTGCTCCCTTCGCTGTTGAATTCTGCATACTTACCACTTTTTGTATTAATGATAATGCCAGGAAGAGCCTTTCTACCAAACATGGCCTCCACCTTCTTCTGCAATGCAAGGTCTTCTCGGCTAGCTACCAAGTTCCCACTTGGATGGTTATGTAGGAAAATAACATTGTCGGGATCAATCTCCTTGTATGCTGCAAAAGCTTGCTCGATGGGTGCATGAACAGCATTATATGAACCGATTGCAAGATGGATAACCGTAGGAACACCATCCTTGATCAACACCATAAAGGAGTTTTCTACGGCTGCATCTTCTAGCTGCCTGAAAATGTAGGCTACATCGGCGGCACTTTCAATATGTTCACCGCCTGTAAACGAGAATGAGCCGTTCTCAACATAACGTCTCTCCACATGGCTGACCTCACCTTCACCAAGCTCTCTTAGCCTGATCTTGGTCAAGTCGTAACCATGCGCTCTTACATCAGTCTTATCCTCTTCATAACGTGCCTTTTTCTCTGCAGGCTGCTGCTTTGCAGCGGCTTCTTCCTCTTCGGCTTCCTCACGCTCAATAGCTTCGCTCTCCAGCCGGTCAACATATTCCTCCAGTGCATCCACCTGAGCCATCAGCTTACTGCGCTCATCACTTGCAAAGCCCTTGTCGTTCCACTTGGCTGCCACATCAGCATACATGCCATAGGCATCTTCCAAACTGACGTTTTCTTTCTCCAGCATGTCTGAGTATGCGGCCAAAGCATCCTGGTACTCATCTCGGTGTCTCTTGTCATACTCATCGATATACAGATCCCAGTCCTTGCTGTTAGCGTTCTGTCCGATACCTTCCAACAGCTGCTTATCACTCAACTTCTCCAGCTTGCTTTCTGGCTTCTTGGTAGGCTGCGGTTTTGCCGCGGCCTTCTTATCATCAAACAACTCGCCTTCTTTCTCTTCAGGGAACAGGTTACCTTCTATATGGCTTACCACCTTCGGGTTCCTTCTGCGTGGTCTCGGTTCCTGAGCATTATACTCAAAATCAGGCTCATAAAGCATTATATTACCCGTTTCTTCATCTTTTCGCTCCTGCATCACGTCAAAGATGTTGCGCATGGCATCAGCAAAGCTGTCAACTTCAGCTTTTGATGGATAAGGCGATCCACTCATGGCTTCGTCGGTCTTTTTGAACTCTTCAAATGGCATTACTTCCTTTCCTGCGATCTTTTGCATCACCTCATAGAAAAGATAGTTATTCTCCATCGTTCGTTCAGTGTTCGCACCTCGCGAAAGGAAAGTGTTCAACTCACCACGTTTCTTCAGTTCCTGATCTACCCATTCGGCTAACAATCGGGCTGTAACCTCATGCATACGTCCCCAGTAGTCGCCTTTGGCTTTTGAACGTGCAAAATACTTGCTTGCTGCAACTTGTCTGGTCAATGTGTTATATGCATCTCGAAGCTCCGGACGCATCTCCAGTCTGGAGTCATCAGTAACCATGCCTCCCTTCTCTCCAGCTGCTCTTGCAAAGTAGTTGTCCAGGGCGTGCCACCATTCATGTGCAAGACTGCCTGCACCTTGTGTCTTAGTCAGGTTGATGACAATCTCTCCTGGTTCATAGTGGGCGGCAAAGCCTCCAGCACCTCTTGCACCAAATGCAATACCTAACTCACCGTTCAGACTCAGTGCCTGTGGAGATACACCTATAAGCTTAGCTAAGTCAAGGAAAGCATCATAAGCTTGGTTAACGGCCATCTGGCGGTCTGCCTGGTTTGTCCAGTTACCAAACTGCACACCCCTGAATCCGAATGTGTTCATGAAATCCTCTGCACTCACATCCTTGCCGCCTCGGTAATCCTCACCAAGTCTGGAATTCTCACCAGTATCAAAATAGACAATGTTCTTCTGCTTTGTCTTATAGTTCTTATAGGTACTGAAAACCTCATCCTTAATGCTTTCAGCATACTTCTTAGCCTCATCACGGGTTGCAAAGCCTTCTTTGAGAACGCGAGGCATACCATAGTAGTTGGCGTACTTCTTATCCATGATCACACCGTATGTCCATTTGTTATCGTTTCCTCTAACCATGGACACGAATACCAGGTCATCTGCTTTAAGTTCCGTTCTCTTTTTATCCTTCCTCTGTTCTGAAAGAATATTATTCAGCTTCTCGTTCAGCTCATCATAGTTGTCTTCCAGATAGGCTTGTGCCTCATTCTTAGTGTCAAATTCCTGATCATCTACAACGATCTTGTCATTAGTCAGTGGGTTACGGAAAACAACCTTGTAACCGAAACGACGTACCACCTCTCGAATGGGTGAAACAAGTGACTGTTGCTTTCTGCTGGCGGCAAACTCATCTGCCTCTTTCTTGTTGTCAAAGTCTCTTGTCTTGATGTTAGATCCTCCCCAAATAACTCTGTAGCGACCAGTCTCACCTGTCTCGCTCTTGGTAGATGGTGTACTGAAAGAGCTGATAGGATGTTGAATATCAGCATCACCTCGCTTTAGCTTTGCAAGCCATACGATATCCGATATTCCATCTTCTACACTCTGCGGATGGAAATTGTAGTTTGTCTCGTTCTTGGCGTTATACAGGTAATATCCCGTACCGTGTGCGTCGGCCTTCAGGAGTCCATAAGGAATATCAAGCTTCTCTCCTGGCTTGTAGTCAAGCTGCTTCATTACCTCGTATGTCACCCACAACGGATTGGGTGTGGTCTTGTCGCCAGCTTTGAAGTCACGGTCTTTGTTCCATTCCTTGCGCTTCTCAATCTCAGCCAGCTCAACATCACGCATCGGATATTTGTTTTCTAGTGCCTTTCTGATGATCTCATCACGCTGTTCCTCTGTGGCTTCAACAAACTCCTTCAAAACCTGCAGGGCTTCATGAGTAGCCTCAGCCCATCTCTCAACCTTTGTTTTGTAGTCAGGCTTCCACTTCTTCATTCGAAGTTCCGACTGTACTACCTTGGGCTTGCTTGGGTTGACCATGGTAGAGAAGAATGCATCATAGAAGGTGGCATCCTCTTCCCTGAGCGCACCTTCTTCAACAGCTTTCTTCAAGTCTGGCTTCTTATAGGCTTTCGAGAATGGAAGGTCAATCAGTGTCTTCTCGGTGGCACTGTCTATACTCTCGGCAATCTTTCGGCGCATGTCTTTCCTGGCACCTGCAATCACTTCGCCAACATCCTCAATCTTGTTTTCATTCTTTTTCGCATTTTTATTCCCTTTTTCTTGGAGCGTATCGATATTTTTCTTATCTTTGCCCTCAGAAGATGAAGTTTGCGTCTCAGCGTTAATCGACTTCCTGCCGTTTTGATTGGAAGTTTGGGGCTTAGAGACATCGGTAACGGCATCTGATTGATCTGGTTCGCGCAGATCAGCAATCACATCTTCATATTCCTTCCACTTATTCTTTCGGTAATAGCCAGCTGTTTCAACGTTGTAATAATCGCCATTTTCGCTTGGCATCAACTTAATAATGGCTGCTTTATCAGTTTTTTCCTGCTCAACAACCACAAACATTCCTCTTCCTCTAGCTTTTCTGAGCACAGGAGCGTTATTAAATATATTATCAAGGAATGCAAGCACATCATCTGTATTACCGATTTCTTTGTGATGTTCGTCAATAATGTGTTGAAGGTTGCGTTCTGTTAAACGTATTGGGGCATCTTGCCGTCTTGCCTTTGCAAAGAGTTTTGGAAGTGTCCACAAATCTATTGATCCTTCTTTCTCAAAAAATCTGTTTCCTTCTGAATCTGTTTCAGATGATAATTGATATTTAGATTGTTCTGTCTTTTGTCTTTTCTTAGCTATTTCTTCATCATACTTACGGCTTTGCTCCATATATTGCTCTAGTGTACCGCTTTTTCCTTTGGTAATCGGATTAATATCTACAGGAATACCATTGACAGCCAAATCGGCATCGCTGAGAATATTAAATAGCCCATCCTCACTGATGTCTCCTTCATATTCCACCACAACATCAATATCGGAATCTTCTCTTGCATCACCACGCATACGACTTCCATGAAGAGCTAAACCCTTAATGGTAACAATATCCGAAAGATCGTTATCACTAAGAATGCTTTCTATATCTCCACGTACACCTTCAAGAAAATCCTCTACAGTTATATCTTCAAGACCTTGTATAACTTTTGAAGAAGGATGATTGTTCTCAATCTTTGGTTCGCTCAGATCAGCAACTTCCTTCTTCTTCTCAATGCCATCCATCACCTTCTCCACAACATCCCTGTTGTCACCAAACCTTGTTTCGGCAAACGGCTTCTGTTTACGGTTGCTTGATTCAACCCACTTGTCAAAGGTGGCCTTGTCAACACCTGTAATGTTACCCATGCCATGCCATGGCCTACTGTAGTTCATCAGGTAGTTCCTGAGAGCATCAACCTCGTTGTCGAAGCCGTACATGATCTTATGCTCATCAAAGCTGCCGTCACTGTTCACCTGATCAACTACGAACACATTCCCGTTCCAGTTGTCGAGATCTGCATCGTCATTGATAAACACATCCAGATGGTCACCATCCTTGCCAAGGTTTCCTTTGCCGGTCAGATAACCGTATGTGTTGTGCATGGTAATGCTCCACGGCTTGCCGCTGGCATCCTTACCACTGCGCACACTACCCTTTGGGTTCTCAACCGTAAAGTTGTAACCACCAAACTGCAAATGTCCCTTCTTGTAATTACCAGCTTCCTTCTGGCCGTCCGTCGGGTTTGTGTTGGTCTCGTTGATTGCTCTTGCAAGCCTTGCGGTAAAACTGCTCACGCCATCATAGAATGGCAGCACTGCATCAACAGGAATGTTGTTTAGGAGGTTCAATAGTGCATAGCCTTCATGATTGTCCTCAACCATGCTGCCAGCACGCACGCCCATATCATAGGCATTCTCATTTGTCAGTTTGTTACTGAACAGTTCTTCAATCGTATTCCACTGATCACCATACTTGCCACGAAGATACATTTCTTCCAACTTTTCCTTCATGGCAATACCATCGTTACGCTTCACGTATTCGTCGATACTCTCACCATCAACATACTGTAGTGCTTTTCGTTCTTCGTTGGAGTAGTTTTGATTATCTTCTAACTCCGTCTTAGGCTTCAAGTTAGCTTGCTTTTCCTCCTCTTTCTTGTATGCTTCCGTAACCTTCTTGTCGGCTGCATCCAACGCCTCCTTTTGCTGGCGTACCATTTCTTGATAAACAGGATCTTCCAGCATGGCCTTGCGTTCAGCCTTGCCCTTGGGCGAATTAGTCTGCGCTGATACAACAGCCTGCGTCGGATAGTGCTGCGAAACGTAGTCTAAAATCTTATCGTTCCACTCTTCTTCTATCCTTCCAAGCTCGTCTATTGATCGCTCAAATTCTCCTTGTGCTCCTCCAGCCACATCTGAACCAGGAACAGCTGTGCCATCTGTAAGGTTTTCTCCTTCTCTGTTGACTTGCCTTCCTTGATTTTTCGTAACATCAGCTTCGGCACCTTGTCGCTGTACTTCTGCTTGGCCTCCTGAACCTTCTCCACCAGCTCCTGCGACGATAGGCTGGCGATCCATTTCTTGGCTTCTTCGATTTTGTTCATCTCTTAACTCGTTTTGTTCTGCAAAGATAGCATTAATTTTCTGAATATCATCATCACTGAGCGAAGAATATTCTTCACCGACACGTAACAATTCACTCTCATAGCTTTCTCTTTCCGATGCAGGGAGATGGTAAGACTCAGCCCACGACTGCATTTCATACTCTTCTTCTCTGTCCTGAACTTCTTTCAAAATCCTTTCTGCTTCGGCAATCCTTCCATCAATAATCAAATCTCTGATCTCAGTCGGATTCTTGGCAGAGAGAAGAAGGTTAATAAGTGCATTTCGGATTTCAGTATCGTCAAAGCGTTTCTCTTCCGCTCCAACAGGGTGGTTCTCTGGCGATTCCCAAATGTCGTGAACAAACTCGTCAACAGTCTTACCTTCACCCTTGGCGGCAAGGAATGTATTGATGTTGTTACTGTCAACGTTGCGTCCAACACCTCGCTTCATGTGCTTACCCAGCTCGTCTTCAACACCTCTCAGGTGAACACCTCCCTGATCAACACCTTCCCATCTCAGCACTCTCGGTTTCAGGAACATCGATACAAGCTCCGTCGCATCTGCAGGAACATCAAGATCATCAAACAATGTACCAACATCAGGATCATTGCCATACAGCTTTCTGGCAATACGTACCTTGTCTTCGTTTGTCCTTGCCTTGGATAACTCGGCCATTCGCTGCTCATAAGGAGTAGAATTCTTCAAGACATCTGCATTACGCTCAGCGTATGTCTTTGGCAAAGCATCAGAGATATCCTTCAAGGCTTCAGCTACACCGTTCAAACGGTTCTGCTCAGTTTCCCACCCGGACAACTGAGTGATTAAGCCGGTCAGCTCTTCATCACTAAGCTCAACCTTACCTGTTGTATAATCATCAAGCTGCTTGCGAATCTTGTCTATCTCAGGTTGAATCTCATCGCGCTGGTGACTTTTCAGGATCCTTCGCTGCTCATTCATGAATGTGTCTGCATCGGCCTCGCTCTCATATTTGTCAAGCAGATACTTCCTCACACCTTCAGCATCGGCAACATCGGCAATGGCCAGCCCGTTCCACTTAGTAGCCTCTTCATTTTGTTCAGTAGGCTGTGGTCGTGCCGCAGCTTCATCAACAACAGTCTTCTGGATCTCGGCAATCTTCCCTCGGCGTTCCTCTTCAAACTTCCGCTGGGCTTCCAAACGGGCTTTTTCTTCCTCCTGCCTAACTCGCTCAGCCTCCTTGTATGCTGCCTGCTCATCAGCCAAATCTTGATTAATGCGCTTATCTTCGGTGGCCTGCATCATTTCCAAAGCCTCATCCTTAGTCATGCGTATGACACCACCGTTTTCATCTCTCAGTTGCACATCACCATTACTAAAGAACCCATCTACGGTAAACACACCAGTTGTATTACCCATTGTAAGCTCAACTTGATTACCCTTTCTAAGTTCTGTGCCGCTGATAATACCTTTGTATCGCTCATCATCCACTTTTCTATCCATCTCGGCTCGAACCTGAACGTAGTCATCGATACCTACAGGTGTGCCTGTCTCAGTAATCTCTTTGACTGGAACCTGAGCATGGCGAACAGATCCATCTTCGCCCGTATAGGCAACCATAACAGTACCATAAGCATTGTTAAGGTCACCAGAAACATAATACACAGAGCTGCCGTTTGATAGCTTCAAGAACACAATCTCCCCTTGCTCGTTCTGATAAGGCTCAATCTCTGCGCGGATAGCCTCATCATTACCAATGTATGAATCATTGATAGCATCCTCAATACCTCTCATGGCATCATGGGCTTCCTTTAATTTCTCAATAGCATCCAGCTTAGCTGGTTCAGTATGCTTCTGTGTTACAGTAGCCAAAGCTTCCTCATCACCACTCTCAACAGCATCATAAATAGCCTTGGCTTCATCATCGGTAAACAGTTTAGACATTCTCGCGTCGGCCTTCTGCATCTCATAGCCGATGTTTCTCATGGCTGCAGCGTCATTAGCCTGCACAGCTGCTTGGCCTTTGCTGTATGCCTCACTAGCAACTGCTGTTTGTGCTGCATCTCCAGCGGGCGTTTCAGTTGGCGGTTCTACACCTGGTGCCATATCAACCACGCTTTCCGTCGCATTAGTTGTGGGATTTCCAGCTTCTTCAATCTCTACCTGCTCCGTTCTCGGTCTCAGATATTCCTGCAAGTCGGTAACATAGTCATCAACGGCTTTCTGCTCTGCCTCACTACGATCTTTCTTTTCCAAGATCTGTGAAAGCGTTCCTTCTTCCATACCGTTGCGCTTCTCAAACTCACGGGCAAAGTCACTTGCTGCCTTGCTATGGCCAGCATGATTCCTGTATATATTCTGTGCCGACTGGATCAACGATTCTTCGTATGGTAACAGATCACCGCCTTCAGCTTGCTTCTGCAATGCTTCTTGCAACTGATCCTCTCGTCCGAAGATGTTGGCTACATCACGCTCATAGGTACTTAATCCTTCTTCAAGCATCCGTTCTTCTTCGGCGGTCAGTGCCTTACCTTCACCCATCTCATGCAGTTTCTTCCTGGCACGAAGATCATTAAGACGGTCGATCTTCTCACGTACTCCACCTGTACTTATTGTTTCCGTTCCTTCAGTTTCGGAACCTGACGATCCACCGAAGTCTCTGCGCACTGTTTCGGCAAAATGCTCCTGAACATCCTTATCCGTCACCATATCCTCCAAAGCGGAAATTTGGTTAAGCTGTGCTTCTTGGCGGTAGTCATCCGACAGCTGCTTGGCCTCCTCTTCGGTCTTTGCCTCAACCGTACGTACTCTTCTGCCCTGAGCATCGAGATAGTCAACAAAGTGCTGCACTTTCCCTTCAGGAGAAATGTCTGTACGTTGGGAAACACCTGTTATCGGCTGTAACTGCTGTGAATAGTCACCAGTAATCAGCCCATACCATTTACGGGCTTCTTCCTCGCTGATCCTACCAGCGTTGTAGTCATTCACAAGCTGCTGCAAACCATTCTTCAGGTTCTGTGACTCCACTTGATCAACTCCGCTGGATTCTTTGGTTTGTGGCATCTTCACTTCCGACACCCGCTCACCGTTCACAAGCCTTGTGATGACATTCGGTTTCTTTTCTGCCGGTTGCGCTCCTGCAGTCTTACCAGTTGTCAGCTGCTCAACAGCATCAAGCATGTCACCATAGCCAAGATCCTTCATTTTCGCCTTGTCAGCATCTGTAATGTCGTATGCTTTCTCAAACTGCTGGATGTTGCGATAGTTCTTTGCTCGGTTGTAGATACCTCTTGCCTCTAATGCTCCAAAGGTAAGAAGGTTGTTAGCCTCAGCCAGCAACAAATCTTCAAATGTCAACGGCTGCGCTCCAGGAGTGGTAGCTTGCTCCAATGCACCTACTCCAGTCATGGCGGTAGCGTTCACTCCTAAGCGGGTGGCATCACCAAGAATCTTACCTGCCACACCACGGCCATGGCCGATGATCTCACCTAGAGGTGCACCAAAGCTGGTGGCCACACCAGTACCAACACCCCATGCGGCACGTTCAAATATCTTACCAAACAGATTCTTGGCACTGTACTGTTCGGCTTCAGCTTCTTTGATCTTAGCATCAAGGGCATCATGCTGGTCAACTCCAAATATTGGATCGGGCATGTGCATATCTCTCTCCATACGCGCACGCTCAATACTCATTCCGTCAACCGTTGCAGGCTCTGTCAATCCCTCAACAGCTCCACTGATGGCTCCTGCAGTACCAAAGGTCACTGCATTGCTGGCTCCATGCTGCAGAATACTCTTACCTACACTATTGGCTGTCAATCGCTCAGCTATCCTTGCAGCCTGCGACTTGGGAACGCCTCTACGAATAAGGTCGTTCATGATCCTTCCTGAGATCTTTCCCCCTGCCCATTTACCTGCTTTTCCTGCAGCTCCTGCGGGAAGTACATATTCCCACATGTCACTGGCCAGTGTTACTGCTCCCTTACCCAGATTTTCCCAGAATCCTGCCTTGTAACGGGATGCAGCAACTTGATCAAGGTATTTCTCGTAGTTGGTATCAACAACCGATGACATAATCCTGCCAAGGTCACTGTCCTTGAATCCTCTCCAGAATACATATTCTGCAGTTCCTGAAGGAATACGCTCATTAATCAGCTGCTCTTCCATCTGCCCTAACAGGCTTTCAATCACTTGGTATCTCACCTCATCAGGCATGTCCTTTGTCTGTTCATCAGCATACTTGATGGCTGACTCGATGGCTTTTGAAGGATCCGCTATTTTGTTGGCTTCCCTTCCGATATTCATCAAGTTTACTTCAGTAGGTGCAAATGGATTACCAGGTGTGTTGCGCATGTATTCGCCAGCCTGTTGTTTGTTACTTGCAAGCTCTTCGTTGAACTTCCTCATCACATCAGCATCAATGCGCTGGATATCACCTCTAAGAGCTGCTTCTTGATTGTACAAAGGTATTTGCAATTGATTACCTTCATCGTCTAAAGTAGGATCTGTTTCTTGTTGACCTTTTCTGAAACGATCTATTCCCTGCTGCATGAACTCACCAAAGCCTCTGTCATCATTCATTAACTCCTGTTCAACAAGTGGCTTTGCAGGATCAACTCTCTGCTGTTGTTCTTCATAGAATGCAGGCTGTGCGTTCTTTTGTATCACATTACCAACAACAGCACCAGTACCAGCTGTGTCTGCCAAAGTTCCTACTGATTCTCCAGCTTGATAACCAATACTTCCACCATGCTGCACCATCTGTTCCTCCGTAGGCATGGCAGCGGCTTCCATATTTCCTATCGATCCCTTATCTTGTTTGTTGTCGAAGAAGCCTAGGATTTTGCCAATGACATTCTTTCCACCTTCCTTTAGCTGCTTACCCATTCCTTCAAAACTCATTCCTTCAAAGAATCCAGGCTTACTACTACCAGGCTTCTCACGTTCCATCTCAGCGGCTATCTCATCAAGCGATTGCACTACCGCATCATTGTTACCTGTACGCTTTGGCACCTGGTTTTCGTAACGATCATACACAGCTTGACTATAGTTCACTTGTGGCGTTCCCTGCCCTGAAACTGATACGGTTTCAGCAGGCTGCGCTTCTGGCGCGGCACCAAATCCCATATCGGTCTTGAAGGTGTCATACTCTGGAGGTTCGTAACCATCACCTTTGAGGGTTTCCCACGCATCATGCAGATTGTTATCGTCCTGCATGTCTTTCTCAAAGTCTTCGTATGAAGGCATCTCATAGCCTTCTTTTTCAAACGTTTTGTAAAGGTTACGTAGATTATCGTTGTTCATATTGGATTCTTATTCGGTTTTATGTGTTAATATCCTCTACCCTTACTCTTTCCGTAAGGTTTTCCTTTGCCTGTACGCTTCTGCGTGTAGGTCACAGTGCGACTGTTCTTTCTATCACCAGTTTTCTCGGTTACCTTTTCATAACCTTCAGGAACACCGCTTGATCTTCTGGAACTTCCACCACTCGATCTTCTAGAGCTACTGCCACTTGATGCCTTTACAGCATAAGCGTTATTCTTTTTGATCGTACTTTGCTGAATGCCTTGTTTCCCTTGTTCGGTTTTCACGCGCTCAGGAGTCAAAGCTTCTACAGCTGCCCTATCAGCATCGGTCTTTTTGATCCTGGAATTATTGTAAGCATCTTCCCTCTTGTCTTTGTTGGCAAGATAGAGTGCTTGTTGCTGTGCGTATTTGAGCTTTTCTTGTAACATCGCCGCTTCACGTTCGTCTGCATCACGCTGTCTAAGATAGGCAAGATAATCCCTGGCTGTGGCCTTGCGTTGTGCATCAGCATATTCCCGAAGTTTACGCTGCCTTTCGGTAAGCTCTACACTATCAGGGGCGTTAGCTGGTGCGGGCGCACCAAGTGCGGCACCTACAAAGTTGCCAGTGTTTGTAAGAAGATAACCAAGCTGCTCAAACATATCCTCCATCTGCTTGCGTTTCTCAGCTTTCTTGTTGTCAGCAATACTCTTCGTGACATCGTTGTATTGGGTAAAAAGCGGATATAGAGTAAATGGATCAAGCTTCTCTCCATTATTCTCTTTTGCCCATCGGTTATAATCAACAATGGCCTGAGTAATGGGAATATCTTTTGCCTTTACCTCTTCTTGGCCTTCCACTGCAGGCCTTCCAAACATCACCGTATCAAACCCCTGGCTCCAATCTGCAAGGTATGGTCTGGATCCTGTTCCTGCCTTGTTTCCTACAGGCTGAACAACGGCTCCTGCATTCTGTTCAGTAGCCTGCGGTTGTACCGCTACACCCGTTCCTCCAGCTCCTGCAAGATCCATTGATTTCTGTGCCTTAAACTGTTCTCCCACAGGTCTTGCATGCGGCTGGAACTCTTCTGTGTACGAACCATTCCTGCCTAATATGTCATCAAGCTGCTCTTGGGTGATAGTGGTTGGCTTAGTCGGATCGCCATCTGGCTTTACCACTTCCCCTGCATCTTGTTCTGTAGGCTGTGGCATTGCCGCAGCTCTGTATCTTCTCTCTAAATATGCCATAGTCACCTCCTTTTTTACCACGGCATTGACTTTCCGAATTCAATCTGCGACTTAGCAATTCCTTGCGCTGTGTCTGATAGGGCTTTGGCCTTTGCAAGCCCCTTGTTCAGCTTGGTCTGAGCAATATAATTGGAAAACTGGTTGATCTGCTGATCTGCAGTGTCCCATATCCCTTCTTTCTTTGCAGCTCCTTCAACTGCTTGCTGCTGCAGCATATTGCCAACAGCTCTTGCAGTTGCTTCCTTTTGTAAAGCAACCGACTCGTCTGTTCCTCCAGCAACAGCATTTATTCCAGCTGTTCTTTTGGCCTGCTCATTCAACAGTTCACGAGCATTGGTTACAGCTGCTTGACTCTCTGCGCTCTGCGTCGGATCTTGATAATATAGATTGTTACGATGAGCACGTATCTGATCAAGCCGATCATTATACTGCTGCAAGGCTTCTTTGTAGCCCTTGTTTGCAGCCCTGGAGCTTAGAATTCCACCGATAATCGAAGCCGTGCCAGCTCCTGCAGCCCCGGCCATACCACCTATCATTCCCATATTCGAATATTTTTGTAATTAATTACAAAGACAAAGATAAACCAACCAAAACGCGCTCTAATGATAAATTTCCCAATCTTAAATTAGGAATTTAAGCGGATAACTCTTATCTTTGTCGGCAAATCAAAGACATGAATCTATGCCAAGAAAGAAAAATGAGACTCAATTGAACGCTGATAAGTCTGTTCAATCTCCAAAAGGGTTCCAAAAAGGTCACAAGAAAATAGGTGGCCGACAAAAAGGATCTAAAAACAAGGTTACAAAGAGTATCCGAAAGATACTCGAAGAACAGCTGCTGCCAAGGCTGGAAGACATTGGTAAGACTATAGACAATATCAAAGATCCAAGCGACAGGGCTGCAGCTATGGCGCATTTCCTTCCATTTGTTGTTCCTAGATACTCAAACACAACGATCAATGCAGACATTCATCGTGACATATCTACAGAACAATACATCAAAGATATGAACGGAAAATACGATAAAGCAGATATCAAGATCGACGCACAGACGCTGAACATTATCAATAACGGGTGAGAAAGAACCTGACTTCATCACCCGTTATTAATATCATATTGTTGACCTCAATAATATGATTACAATACCAATTCTAAACTATTATAGTATTTATCCTCTTACGTATCTTATCACTTTCTCAAAGGCTTTATCCACCTTCCTTCGGTCATCACTTATGTATCTTGCTGTCACAGTGCTCTTAGTCCAGGCATGAGCAAGGCACTTGCCAATCGTTTCTGATGGAATCTCCAAATCATTCGCTGCAAGGCTTGCAAATGTGTAGCGTGCGGTATAGGTAGTGATATCAGGAAACAAAGGATGGTAAAGAATCTTCCTTCTTTTCCCCGTCTTGTCAGGAACGATTTCTGACGTGCCAATCTTCTTCAAAGCTCTGTTCCATCTGGCGGTAAAGTCATGGTAGTCCTTGTATCCATCCATTACACACAGTAGATAGTTCTTCCCTTTCCATCTTTCAATGATTTCTAAAGCCTCATCGCACACAGGTACATCGATAAGTTCTCCGGTCTTTCTTCGCTTTTCGACAAACCTTCCATTCTTCAGGCTCTTGCACAAAAGTAAGTCTCCAGCATTAATGCCGCCTAAGTAGAAGGATAACATGAATAGATCTCGGTAGATTCTCTGCCAGGCTTCTACTGGATAATCACGAAGCTGCCTCAGCTGCTCAACACTCAGGCTGTCAACTGGAGTCCTTTCCTCCTTTATTTTGTAGTTTAGGAACGGATATTCCTTTGTATATTTCCTCTTCCTGCAGTAATTGAATACGGCTCTGATGTTTCTCAGCTGCTGAGCAACACCGTTGATACTCATGCCAGCTTTCCTGTAGTACCTTTCAAAGTCTTCCAGCCACACCTCATCCATTGTTGCAAAGGTGGCAGATGGATCATATTCCCTCACCTTATTATATGTAAGCTCATATAGGATCTTTGTGCTGGAGTTATCCTTTGTCTCTGCAAACTCCAGAACATAATCGGCAAACACCTTCCCCTCTCTTTTGGAATGAACACCTTTACCTTTAATGATGATGGATATCTCGTTTTTCAGTCTGTCACTTCTCATGTGTGGGTTTTCTAGACCAAAAGCCTCAGCTAAGTCATAGAGATCTCTCAGTCGTGCCGACTTGGCAACACTATTCCTTTCTGTTCTTGGGAACAACAAACCTGTTGGCTTCTGGGTGCATCTGATATCCGTCTTGATCCTGAATCTCTTTCCATCATCTGCTGTGATGTTGAAATATAGGTCATGAGTACCATCTTCATGCACATGCTGATTATCTATCAAAATATGAATCTTCATAATTCATTAACTGTTTACTAAACAAAATGGATTCTTAGGGTACAGGTAAACAATCTACTAAACAAACGCCTTCCGAATAACCCCAAATAACCCCTTTATAACACCAATTTTTATCTCAAATTCTTGATTATTTCCACTGATAACTCATTAGAACAACTCTCTAACTAACTGATTATCAATATAGAGCGGTAAACGGGACTCGAACCCGCGACCCTCGGCTTGGGAATTACTTATACCGCTCATATTTATTTGGTTTTCAGATATTTATTAACTCACTCTGTTTTTTGGTAAACAAATTACTAACTAGAATCGTTTTCTTTACTCATTTCCTTATGCAAATATAACAATTAATATAATAATATCAAAATATTCAATAGCTGTAATTGGACGGTTTATCGTCGGGCTTTTATTCCCTATGATACTATCTTTGCAGAAAAAAGATATGTTCATTACCATCACTAAGCAAATTATAACTGATACAGTGCATGACATACGTATCACGGTCTATTCCCTGAAACTCTTCTGTGTTCCATTGTTCAGGATGAAAATCACTGAGAGCTTTTCTGATCTTTGACCGGGTGGCGCGGAAAATATTTATATTCATTGTAATTTTCTGTGATAGTGATTTATTTTATTGAGTTGCTATCTGCTCTTTCAATAAGGTATGTGAATTGGTCTTCTGTAATACATCGTGAACAAATCTTACTGAGATTGTCTTTAGTGACAGAATCAGCCATAAATGGTAATACCTTAAAGTCTTTTGTAGGTTTAGCAATTCCAATGCAATTTGCATTAGAATGAATAACATCGGCTCCATCCATAAAAACATATGGATTGAATATACTTTTTGTTATCGTCGCTCTTTCTTGATTGTTCGTTTTGAGCATAATGGTTATCAAAAATATTCCGACAAAGACAATCAACACGATAATAAGATTTCTTGTGTTCATTTTCTCATTCTAATCGTTTTTAGGTAAAATACATGATCGTATATATAACCTTTCTCTACTTTTGACGTACCATTAAATGGTATTACACCCGGCGACGATGCTCTCAAAGAAACGGTACCAGCTGGAACTGTTATCGTTCTTTCTTCATGTGCTTTGAATGGGTAGTTCACTTTGTTGTTTACCCTTAATGTCATATTAACATTTGCATCATTCTTAATATGGAGTTCTGGATCACAATCAGAGTAGTCTTCTTCAGAAGACTCGTTTAGCTCAACATACTCTTCATTTATTACTCTGTTTTTTCCTATGTATTGCTGTGACACATAACCAAACATATCTTTGTCTATGTAGCAGACGTAATAAAACCCATTTTTTAGTGAGGTTATATCAAACGCCAACACACTACCAGCTGGAATTGTTGTTAACGGTACATTGTTTGTTGATGGTGAAGTACGTAGATTAACATCTCTTTTTGCATATCCAATCCATAGTTCGCCAACGTGTGTATCTATGTCATTGTCAGAATCAATAATAGGTTCACTTTCGTCTTCTTGATCGTTACTATTCACTTCATCATAGACAGATTCATCCTCCTCATGTTCCGTTTCTATAGATTCGATGATTGACTCAGAGTCATCACAATCAAATTCTTTGACCAATTTGATATTACGTGCGTTGATATAACCGTAAAGTTTATCATCTACTGAATACACATAATAAAATCCGTTCTTGTGTGTGTTTTTGTCAAACAATACTGAAGAATTATCTTTAACCCGAATAATAAAATCACTTTCAGATGAAGCCTCCGAAAACATATTGGCATCATTTTTCAACACGCCAAGCCAGCATTGTGCATAGCAAAATACGTGCATGCAAAATACAATGATCAAAAATACGCTTCTTCTCATAAAATAAACGTTATAAATAGTTTTGTTTCTTATAATATCCTCAACACACCAACACACCTGTAATACTCGTGAACAAGATCTCTTTTGATCAAGAAGTCAGGAAACTCCTCACTGTTGTATGAAGCACATCTCACACATTCTTCACCCTTTTTATTGGTGGCTTCAAAAATACGCTTGAATTTTGGGCCATCGTCGGTATCCAACAGAAAATCATTACCCCATTCTGGGAACGAAGCCTTCTTAAAGAAAATCTCGTCACCTCTTTCATACTTTGGCGACATACGATTGTTCTTCATGATCAAACTAAAATCGTAGTCTGAGAACTGGGTTACAATAGGTTCCTCTTGGCAAAGAACCCTTTTCTTTCCATTCCCGTAATACTGTTCGATATGGCCTTCTGACATGCTCTTAGGTAATCGCGGTCTTGTGGGTAGCTGATCCATGTGCCTTTTCAAAGCCTGAGCTTCAGCTAGATGCTGGTCACCTTTATACATCTCGCCTTCTCCATACAACAGCCAGTTAAGCCTAACTTCAGTAAAGACCTCTGCGATTTTAGCAGGAAGACTGTTTGGAACCTTCCTTGCACCTAACATTATTTTGTTGAAATTACCATAATTCTCTCCAATTTTAAGCGCAAACTTCCTTTGGGACAAGCCTTCCATTTCTATAAGCCTGCCTATTCTCTTCCTTCTTTCTTCATCCTGAAGGATCTTTTCGTTTGCAGTATCATCAATTATCTTCATATTAAAGTCATCCATCTGCAAAATTACGTCATTTTAATTCTTAATATCTCCAAATATCTCATAACAATGTATAAATAACATAGTCAAAAATACCATCATTCGGTAATAATGACTATATTTGCAACATAAATCAATCCTAAACCGCTCTACAACTACTCTAAAAGTGATTGCGGACTGCAAATATAATAATAATATTCGAAATCTATGGCAAGAAAGAAAAAAATTATTCAAATCCCGCCAAAAAATGTTGAATTACTAGCCAAAGCAGTAGGCGTAGCAAAGTCAACAGTGTGGAATGCCCTGGCATTCAAATCGGACTCAGAGAACGCTCAGCAGATTCGTCGGCTGGCTCTTTCCACATACGGTGGCGTAGAAACAATGAAAATTATCTTATCTGATTAATCAACTCTTTTGATCATGAAATACCCCATCCTGACTATAGCCAAGACACAGGCCATCAACAAGGTCTGGTTCACTCGAAAAGATGCTGCCAATTATCTTGGTACATCTGTTGATTATGTTAAGACGTTGTGCAATGATGCAAAGTTTCCTTGGTACAAGGTAGGTGGGCTCGCGCTGATCCGAAAGGACGATCTGGATAAATACATTTCAAAACACCGAGTAGTATAACTTTTTATTATCGCAAGCACAGGCGTGTGCGTACTTATTATTTATAAAACTCATATTTAGGTTAGTTTTTGGCGATGTGGTTTGTGAAAACCGTAAACCATAGAGGCACAGCATTCTCAATAATCCAATCTTTTTATCTTAACCTGTGCCTCTTTTTTACCTCCCTCTGAAAAGCTCTTTGGCAAGAGCACCGAAATGGTTAAAGATGTGTCATGTTTGATATTTGAGGTTTAGTGATTGTTTTCAGGGAACATGCATTTCGGAGGATTCGGTTCGATTCCGACCAGGGGGACAAATAAGACCAATGAAGAAAGAAGATATGAAGACAATCGCAACTACGGCCATGCTCAGCCTCATGAGCGCAACAATCGACGGTTTGCAAGGTACTGCCATCGGCATACTTGCAGTGATACTCCTGATACACTTTGGCGTGCGCAAGCATATTGAAGAGCAACGCGAGAATCCCAAAAGACGATACGATAATGTGTAACAGGGAGTGTATGATTTGCCCGAATGGTACAAACGCCATAAACGGCAGATGGTGTAAATCTCTTGGACGATACGTTGAACATTCAGTTATACCTCCATGCAAAAGAAAGGTTACGTGAAACTCTATCGCAAGATACAAGACTGGGGATGGTTCCAGGACGGAAACATGTTGAAGGTGATGCTTTGGCTCATCATCAATGCCAACACGCAGGATTCAGAGTATCGTGGTATTCCTGTGCGTCGTGGATCACTTGTCACCTCCTTGAAGGATCTCACTGAAAATCTTAGCGGTAGCAGTAAGAATGAGAAGATAAGCATCCAGCAGATGCGGACAATCGTAAAACGGCTCACTCGCACTGGAGAGATTCTTGTTAGTTCAACAAACGCTTTTACGTTGATAACTATTTGTAAATATGACGTTTACCAAGGAAACAACACCCTTTTTGAGAGTGAATCAACAAACGAACAACAAACGGATAACAATCAACTAACATTCGAGCAACAACATAGTAAGAATATAAGAATACAAGAAGATAATATATTACACACTCACACGCGCGAGGATTTGCTTATAAGCGAAGAAGAATACGCTAATATCAAGAGGAGATACAACGCTGACTTTGAAAGCGTCTTCCGTCCTTGCCAGCGGTTAACACTCAATGCGAGACTTGCAATCAGGCAGTGTCTGGAAATGTTTGGACGCGGATCACTGGATACAGTTTTCAAGCAGCTCAAACAATCAGCATGGCTCACTGGAGCAGCACCCAGCGGATGGACACCAGATATCTTGTGGATCTTCACAACGGCAAACTACGAGCGCATCCTCTCAGGTTACTACTCTTCAAAGCCAGCTGCCAAGAAAACAAAGCCTCAGCATGTGGAAACAACGGATTTCACCGTACCAACCAAGGAGGAACGCCAAGCTGCTGAACAGCGCAAATACGAAGAAACGAGAAATCGTTGGTTAGGAAACATCCGTCTGGCCGAAGAGGATCCAACATCATCAGTCTATAAAACGGTGGTCAATGCATGGAAATCGGGCACGTTAAGGCAATATGGAATCAACTGGCAACCTCCTCAACCGCAGTCCTCACCTCCTACTCCACCACCAAAGCCTCAGCATAATCCAGATGTCAAGGTGACACAACAAGATATATCATACATCAACAACATTCTAAATCGCCATTAATATGTATAACGAAGATATCATCAGCATGCTCGACCGAAAGGCGGCTTGCAGCAACAACGACACAAGACAGCCAGTACGTAAGGTACAGAGAGAATCTAGCCTGCAGATCCAGTGCGTAACATGGTTTCGCATGCAGTACCCTGCATTTACCAAGCTCCTCTTCCATGCAAAGAACGAGTCTTCAACGAGATCAAGGCGCATTGCAATCGATGCCGCAGGCGGCGTGGTTCCAGGTGTTCCCGATCTTATTCTTGCACTACCTGCATTTTATCCAGAAAAGGCTTTTTTATCCTGTAATGAAATATCAATGGGGTTTTCTGGAGATGATATCTTTTTCTGTAACCTTGGTATTGAACTAAAATATGGAAAGACCAATAACCAGTCACCAGCTCAGAAGGAGTTCCAGAAGTTCTACGAGGCTTCAGGAAACCGTTATGAACTTGTGCGCTCGCTTGATCAGTTTATTGCTGTTGTGAAAGACTACATGAAACATGTTCCTGAATCAGTGAAGATAAATGTCGGTAAGGTCTTCGTTTCAGATCCAGTCACAGACCACAACAAGAGAACACTTAGAAGAATAGCAAAGGGGTAACCATGGCAGAATATGTGATATACGATGAGTTCCACTGGGGTAATCCTGATCATTTGGAGTCACCCTGTGCGAACTATAAGGAGGCACTTGAACGTTATAAGTTCCTGAAAGAATCGTTTCCGAATGATATTTTGGGACTGACCACAAAAAAGAAGTTTTTGAAGTTAAAGGAACTATATAAACAAATTAATAAAACAACAAAGCAATGAGAACAAGAACATCAACATGGAAAGAATGCATCATCCAGTACGAGAAGACGCTTGAGAACAGTCAGAAGAAAGTGAGAGAAACTTACGTGGTGGATGCACTGAGCTTCACAGAAGCTGAAGCACGCATCATTGAAGAGATGAAGTCGTACATCAGCGGTGAGTTCGACGTAGCGAACATCAACCCTGCAGTGTATAAGGAGATCTTCTTCTCTGATGAAGCAGCTGCCGACAAGTGGTATAAGGCAAGGCTCCAGTTCATCACCATGGATGAGAAGAGCGAGAAGGAGAAGCGTACCAACGTGTACTACCTTGTTCAAGCCTCATCGTTTGAGAATGCCAGGCAAAACATTGTGGAGGTAATGTCCGGCACGATGATAGACTATGTGATCGCCAAGGTTGAAGAGACTAAGATAATGGATGTTTTCGAATACCAGATATCCTGACTATGACAAAGATCACCGATAACTACGGCTTTGAGCAGCGGCAGCTGGAGATACGCACTCGCGTATCAACAGTGTTGCTGAAATACATGAACCGTCGGCACCTGTCGCGCCAACAGCTGGCAAACCTGCTGCAGCTCTCAACGTCGCAGTTGAAGGAGATCATCAATCGCAACAGTAACACAACCCTGAACGTGCTGGTGAAAATCAGTGCGGTCACTGGCGAGAAAATAGAGATATAGATGGCACAGGTTAACTTTTGCAAGAACTGTATCCACTGGGTGTTCTGTGAAACATGGCCAGAAGGCTTCGGTAACGGATTCTATTTCTGTGACAGGTTCGACGAATGGGAGAGACCGAAGCTGATTGAATTATGTAATGGTAATTATAAGGAAACAAACAACAATTCAAAACAATAATTATGAACACAATGAAACAATTCACAGGGACTAAGACCGTAAAGGCTTGTCCGATGACTCTTGGCGAGGCCGAGAAAGTACTTAACCGTCACATTGACATTCCATCCGTCGAGAATCGTGACATCACACCCGGTTATCTGGTAGAATACGGTGAGAATGGTGACAACTACCGCTCATGGTCACCAAAGGAAGTATTTGAGCGTGCCTACAAACCTTCTGAGAATTTCTACGACCGAATGCTGATCGAGAAAGAAGAAGTAAGCCAAAGATATCTTAAAGGACGCAAATTCTCCTTCTCACAGGAATTCCGCAAACTGCCAGATATGGAACAGACAGCACTCCTCAATCAGCTCGAAGCAATGGAGAGATACCTGTATATCCTAACCAAGCGAATAGAATTGGCATATATGCGAGACTTATGGGGCAAACGGGGAGGTAGCTCAGCCGGGAAGAGCGATGGCGATATAAGGCACGGGTAGTGTACATATCCCGAGAAGACCTTATAGTAAGTCCAAGGGTCGGTGGTTCGAATCCACTCCTCTCCACAAAGGTCTGAAACAAGCGGATTGCGCATCAAAAGGTATCAGCCAGTGGAAATTTCGCGATTAGTACATAGGTGTTCCCTTTTGCCGTATTCAGACCTTTATATTAACGAAAAAAAAGTGATGAAAATGAGAAAAATAAACATCAATAGCCTCGAAGAACTCAAAAAGTTCAAAATGGAAACATCAGGCTTTGTATCGAGTTATGGCTTTCCATACAGAATTGATGACCTTACGGAGAAAGGTGCAAACTACACCGTTTTCTGTCCTCTCAGATGGAAGCAAGTATTCCCTCCAGCAAAGCTAAGAAAGCTGTTAAGGGAAGATGTGGATGCTGACAGGATCAGTGTGGAGTACATTGACTTCGTTAAGGAGGAAGTGGAAGAAAAAGAAAGTTGGTTTGAATTAGGAAAAGAAAAGTGATTCTTCCAAGCTACTCAAAGAGAAAGGATTTGATTGAAAATGTATATCTCATGAACGAATACGTACAACTTGACCTATTCGACGACCTACCCCAGCAGGGCAAGCCGAAGAAGAAACGGACAAAGAAGATAAAGCCGGAAGACGAACCGCTGGAGAAGAAAATCGAAATGGCGTTGTGGTTGTTGCGCACGGCTGCTGCTGACAGCGACCAGCCTATTGAGGTGTCGTACAGCGGCGGCAAGGATTCGGACGTGATACTGGAACTTGCACGAATGGCGGGCATCAAATACCGAGCCATCTACAAGAATACGACCATCGACCCACCGGGCACCATCAAGCACTGCATGGAGAACGGCGTGGAGGTAGTTAGGCGCAAGTCGTTTGCGCAAGTCATTCAGGAGAAGGGATTCCCGAACTTCATTCGGCGGTTCTGCTGTACCCAATTAAAGGAATACAAGATACTCGACCGCTCCGTGCAAGGCATCCGACGCTCCGAATCGACCAAGCGAGCCAAGCTGTACAAAGAGCCGACGGTGTGCCGACTCTACTCGAAGGAACAGCACGTCGAAGTGTTCCTGCCTATTCTGCATTGGACTGACGCAGACGTGGCCGAGTTCATCCGTCAGCGAGGCATCAAGTGCCATCCGCTGTACTACGACAAGGACGGCAACTTCTGCCCCAAGTGTCGGCTCGGTTGCATGGGCTGTCCGCAGAAGTCAGACCGAGGGTTGGCAGACTTCAAGGCGAATCCCCGTCTGGTGAAGTTCTGGCTACGCAATGGCGAGATATGGTGGAACACTCACAATCTGAAGAAAACCAAGAAGAAATTCAAGTCTCACTACGAGGTGTTTGTGCGCAATGTGTTCTTCTCCAGCTACGACGATTTCCACAATGCTATCGAAAATATGTTTGGCAAGATTGATTGCAAGCAGTTCCTCATGGACTACTTCGGAATAGAAAAGATTTGATAAGAATTAATACACTTAAAAGAAAAGCAGTATGACACCAAAGCAATTCTACGATACCGTTGTTCAGCTGCGCCAGGCGCAGAAGAACTATTTCAAGACTCGATCCCAGACTGCACTACAGCAAGCGAAGACTCTGGAGAAGATCATTGATGATGAGATCAGCCGTGTGAGTCAGGTAATCAATTCCAAGGGAGAACAACCTATTTAACGAACAATAATATTTAGTGTTTATGAAAGAGAAAAAGTATATTTACACTTACAATCTCTTGACAAATGAGATGGGTGAACACGAGATTATTGAGGAAGATGAATGCAAATTTTATATCTTCATGTACAATGGTGGCAGGTGCAGTTATGACACAAGGAATGCTTCCATACAGCATCTTAATTACAGTGGTGGAATTATTAGTGGTTACGCTCTTGTTTCTACCTGTAAAGGTTCGCTTTTACGAATTAAAGAAAGCGTCGAGAAGATACTTTGTATAAAACACGGAGAATGTATCAAAGCTATTCAGTCAGTATTCAGTGGCGGTACAACAAAAGGATATAACGACACTATTGAGTCCGAGGATGAGAAGACAAGGAAAGAAATTATTCGATTTATCCGAATGGAGGTTGAGGACGAAATAGTAGGAAACAAATGGCTTGCTTGGCTTGGAAAACAAAGTAAAGAAACAAGTTGGAAACCATCTAAGGAAGAAATGGATGTTTTATATTGTTTAGCATATATTACAAACCAATATGATGAACACAAAGAAGACGTTATTACTCGTCTTTACCAAGACTTAAAACGAGAATTTTTTAATGGTTCAAGTTATGAGAATATGTTTCCTACAAATACAAGTAAAGAAGATGATGTAAGACGCAGAAGCACAATACAGGTACTTGAATATGCAAGAAGTCTTGACACCTATAATCAATATGGCAAAGCAGATATTGATAAAAATATTGCTTGGCTTGAAAGGCAGGGAGAGAAGCACCCAGATCCTTATAATGGAATTTCATTTGAATACAATGGGCATATTTGGGGTATGTGTGCAAGAGATAACGGTGTTGATATTTCATGTGATAAACACCTTATTAAGCATCTTGAAAAGCAAGCTGAAGTTAAAGAATCTACTATTTCTCAACATGAAAATAAAACATGTGAAGAAAACGGCAATTCTTTAACATATGAGGATGAGAAGGTGAGGAAAGAACTTCTTGACTTTTGCAAAAACAGAGCCGAGAAATACTCCAACGACCCTAAGTATAAGAATATTAGTGCATGGATTACCTGGCTTAAATCCCTCATACCTCAACCAAAGCAAAAGTGGAGTGAGGAGGATTCAGATATGGTAGAGGATATAGTTAAGAACTTAAAGAAATATCAGCTTCAGATGCCAAATTATCGAGTAGAGTTACAAATGCGTTGGCTTAAATCCATCAAGGACAGAATACAACCAAAACAGGAGTGGAGTGAAGATGATGAGAGGGAAAGAAAACGAGTTGTTGGTCTTCTTGAAGGATGGTTGTCAACATTCAAAGAAACGTGTTATGCGGAAGATTGTAAATGTGGTATTGATTGGCTCAAATCCCTTCAAGATAGGGTACAGCCACAACCTAAACAAGAGTGGAGTGAAGAGGATATTAATATGATAGACTGGCTTATACGTTGTTGTGAAGAGGAGCATAAGGAATTATGTAATGACAAGTATGGCCATCAAGATATAGTATCTGACTTAAAGAGGGATTGCCGAAAGAAATGGGATTGGTTAGAATCACTTAAAAACAGGGTAGCTCCTCAGAGCACTTGGAAGCCGAGTGAAACAGATATTACGATTCTTGAAGAGGTCTTTAATGGAAAGATTAACCCAAAGGACTTTCAAGCAACACTATTTAGTGTATTGGAACAGTTGAAGAAACTAAAGGAGAAGTAGTTATGATAATAGAAGCATTTGAAACAAAGTTTAGTGTAGAAGATGTAGTGTGGTTTATGTATGAAAATAAACCGACAAGAGGTATTGTCTATGAAGTTGATGTTGTATTTAAGGAAGAGGCTAATCTTTCTTGGTCTGAAAAATGTAAGAACATCGTCAGAAAGTTAAAGTCTTATTTTGATGAACATATGTACGAAAAGTTTGTTTCCTACAGAGTTCTTAAATTGAATGACAATGACACTTACTATGGAATTGGCACTTTTAGTCACAAAGTGGCATCTGAAATTTTTCACACAAAAGAAGAATTGTTAAAATCATTATAGTATGGCAAAGATACTGAATATGAAAGGAGGGTAAGATATGAAGTGCGTGAAATGTAACAACGAAGTCAAACTCGACATTGCCAAGGCATTGGACGAAGAAGGCGAGATGTATAGGTGTCCGTACTGCGGATTCCTGTTTAGGTACGCAGACAATTAAGTAATAACAAAACATCATAATATGAACAAAACCGAAATACCTAACATTGCGCTTGACATCGAAACGCTGTCAACGCAACCTACAGCAGCTATCATCAGTATCGCTGCAAGAGTATTCACGTTCTCAGGTGGAGCACAAAAGGATGAAGATTCTAAGTTCTCCTGTCTGGTTAATGCAGCATCCTGTGCCATGGAAGGCATGCACTTCGACATGGACACCGTACGTTGGTGGGAGCAACAATCGGATGATGCCAAGGCTCCATATGAATTAATGTCAGGCCTGAGCATACCAATCTGCAAGGCCTTGGATAGCCTCACTAAGTTTATTGATCAGGTCCGTGCGACGTCACCTAACAACAAGATCCTCATCTGGTGCCAGGGAACTGACTTTGATATTCCTATTCTCAAACATGCTTATCACAAGTGTCTTGGGTGGAAAGCACCTTGGTCCCATCACGAACTGAGAGATGCCAGGACATTCATTCATACAACCCTCGGCCTCATCCGTCCCGATGTAGAAGATCCCTACAGCCTCATCCCGAAGAATCCCAACTGGAATCCTCATGAAGCTCTATCCGATGTAGATCAGCTCATCTGGAACGTTCTCCATGTTCGGGATCTGTTCAAAGCTTACTAATAATATGCCCATGAAAAAGCAGAAAGTTTACATCAGCGGTCAGATGACCGGCATAGCAAGGGAAAAATACATGGAGTCGTTTGCCCTGGCTGAGGACATGCTTAAAGCGAGAGGATACAGGGTTGTTAATCCTACCCGTGTATGGACTTGTCGCTTCCCGTGGCTTTACAAGATCATTGGTTACAAGCTAACATTACTCTACGATCTCTGGCTTCTATCCCGCTGTGATCTCATATACAGCCTCAACGGATGGCAAGCAAGCCGTGGTGCTAGAATTGAAAACCAGTGGGCTGTGGAGTTTAATATAAATAGAAAGGAAAACTAATTTAGGAGATTGAGTTATGAAACAAAATAATCCTTTCTTCGGATGGATACTAAAAGAAAGCCCTAACTTTTGGGAAGATAATGGCTATGAAAAGATTAATTCTTCAAATTTCCATTACTATGGTTGTAATATAGCTAAATTGAATAAACTACCTGTCTATAGAAAACATCTCTATATTTGTCATGATATGGAAGAGGATTCTATGGTAGAGGTATTTCCTTGTAATATAGGTTGTGTTAATCATGATTATATAGTAGCTATACATACTTGGAACAATGCTGGAGGTACAAAGTTTTCTTTGGATATTGCTAAACAGGTTTGTACTATTGATTCCTTTAATGCTCTTATTACAGATTATATAGGAGATGAGTTAGAAGACGGTACTTATTTATTAAAACGATAAATGATTATGATTACAAAAGAAATAGCAAGAGAAATCTACAATCACTATTCACAGATAGAGACAGTAGAGAAGTTGATTAGTGACATGAAAGAGATGATGGAAAAAGAAAAGGGAACATCACATGATATTCTTCGTGACAATTCATATCACCCACATGGAAGCATCACGATCAATATTCCATATTTCGAGGGTGGTTCTTTCGATAAAGAAAGAGGATCGAGAGTATATAATATCAGTTACCCATCAGCCATTAGGGTTTTGAAAAATCACATTAAGCAGTTGAAAAGAGAACTTAATAAGTTACAGGAGGATGCAAAGCAATGATAACATATTATCTAACACTTTCGAAAGTATTCCCGAAGGGGCACAACAAATTTCCATTGCCAACCTTCTTCGAAGATGCTGTGCTTGCTGCAACCACACTGAAGAACAGTAGCAACTTCAGCCCGAAGATCCACACCATTCGTGCTAATTACGACTTCTGGGCTAAACGCTTCGAGAAGATTGCAGCTGGCGAAGCCTGCCTCTCCATTCGTCAGTGGGTTGGCACGCCTTATGCCAAGGGATCCACACAGCGAGAAATCGTACGGCTCACCCGCGAAGACGGTATAGGCATACAGAAACTTGAACTTGTACGAGAACGATGTGGATCACAAGAGAGATGGACTGGATATTTACCTGGAGGACATGTGACTTTTGATGTACTTGCAAGAAACGACGGTCTTTCTCTTGATGACTGGATCTCATGGTTCCGAAATTACGACCTGTCAAAGCCCATGGCAATCATTCATTTCACAAAATTCAGATATTAACAAATATGATTCAACATAACACTCATCCCCTACTCCACGGCCTAGGTAATCTGCCAAAGGTAGTTCAAAACGCATCCTTACCGCTAGATCAGCAACTCAGAGCTGAACAGCATGCAGCTATATCCAGCAACGTGCATTCTGTCATGCAAAAACGCAAAGAAGGTATGACAGGCACAGTTGAATCCCTATACAACTCAGCCAGGAAAACCGCCAGCCTTCAGGATCATTTCTCTGCAATGTATTGGAGTGTCATTGCGCCGATCAACAACATAGCCATCATGGAAACAAAGACCGCCTACGATCTGCTGTGCAAGGATAAGAAGCTCTTTCGCCAGAAGGTAAAGATGAATGCTAAGGTGGCCATGCAGCGCATCGATCTGTACGATGATGCTGTGTGTCGCACTATGGCCGGTAACATGAACGGCGACCGTACCCAATACTGGCTCGACTATTCAGACGAACACTACGAATCCCTGCGTCACGATCTGAACATCTTCTATCTCACCGTCCTGCAGGTTCTCACGCGCTACCAAGAATCCCAGAAGGAAATCAAAGCTCGGCTTGTCACATCACATGCCCTGTTGCGCTATGCCGTCAACATGCACGATACATTCTTTCGTAAGATCCTCGACGGCTGGCATACAGATATGGCATATCTCTTCCATGATGCACGCCTGCAATACGTCCTCTCACCATGGCTGGAAGTGGTAGATACTTTGTGCAAGTCCCGAAAGCCCATCAACATCGATGATGAACCACAAGTGCGCCTTGCCTTTCAGGTGATAGAACGCCACTGCATAAACCTCGACCGAATACGTGACATCGGTGATCAGGCAATAGCCCTGAACCCTGAAGTCCTCGAAGAAAAGAAAATTCACAACCCTCTTAACGACGATCGCAATTTCAGCAACACCTTCGTAAACTGCTTCAAATAGGAAAATAAACATTTTGTGTATTATATAATAAGGTATTTTTGTATATGAAAATGAAATCAATCAAACAGTACATGCAGCAGATCAAAGACAGATTAACCATCTGGGCTATCTGCCGCTTCAAGATTCCACTGCCCGATCTCCAGCAGGAACAGCATCCTGTTGCTGGAAGAATCTACTATTACTATGGCCGATGGGTGAAATTGGTAAGCAAAGACAAAAAGACGCTTCAGGAAATCAGGAGCAACACAACCAACTCGAACGACAATTATCTGCTCAATCTCTCTTACGATCAAGCTAACAGGATCGGAAAACTTAATGAAAAAAGAGAGCTGGAAGAAATACTGTCCTACTATGTCTGCTCAGGATGTGCCCTGAAAGAACTGGGACTCCCATGTATAAAGTTCTTTGATCACAATGACCGTACAAAAGATCAGTGCTTCACACATCATTACAAACTCATTAAAGATAGACAATATGACTAAGAAAATCGATCATAACTCACCCGAACGGCCTCGCAATGCCCGCAAGAGATCTAACCGCGAGGCTCGTCAGTCACACAAGCGCATCATGCAGCAGAAGCAGGATGCAGAGAAACAAGAAACTGAGAACGTTTCAGCAGGTGGCCGTTCCGCGGCTACTGACAAACAGCCCCAGAAGGTGTTTCATGCCGATCATGTCCGTGACGTGAAGAAATACATCTCCCGTCTCAAACAGAAGATAGACCTACCGTTCAAGATCGAAGCTCTCCGTAAGGGAAAGATCACATCGGTAATCATCCTCAATAAAGACGGCAAGGAACGTGAGCTGCTACCCGACAAGCCAGGCGTGCATAAAATTCTCTGCCATGGCTCCATAGCAATGGCTATCACATCCAATATGTGTGTCATCACCAAGATTACCAAGAACGAACGAAAGATCCAGAACGAAGATGGTGAATTCGAATGGCTCTGGATTGATGGCTCCTGGTCTATTGCACCGTGCTCGCCTGAGATGCTTACAGGAACCACCGTCCAGCATGTCCGCAAACGTCCTTTCTGGCTCTTCCGTAGGTATTGGTACGAAATCAGTTTTGACGGTCGCGTACAACCTGGCTCCCTCTTCTACGACTATCATATCGATCCTCTCACCCAGCGCATGAAGATGTACGTCACGCACGAATTCATACAGGTGCGCTATAAGAATGCAGAAAACGACTACTTCCGCTTCTGGCTCGATAAAAAGAATATCGAATAATTAACAACAGGCAGCGTTTCGTCGCTGCCTTTAATACTTTATCGTATGAATCAGAATATCCGATACAAAGGACTTAGCTTAACTCCAGATGAGTTGGCTGCTCCGCAGGGTTCGCTGGCCATGTCTGCCAATGCCGAGATCTATAACGGCGCAGTACGTCCGTCCATCATTGCCGGTACGGAAATCGGACAGTCTTTACTGCTTCCGAATTCCAACACCCCAGCCAAGCTGTGGTATGTCCATCAAACAACGGCTTACAGGCATTTCATAGCTGGAACCAATCAGGTGATCTATTGGTACAACTCCACAACTTCTGCTCAGGGGTTGATTAAGAATCTGGGGACGGGCGTATCTGTCATCAAGATAGAAAGTATTGGGAACACGCTGGTCATCATGGCCACAGATGGTATTCACTATGCTTTGTGGAAGACATCATCCTACGTCTATCTTGGTCAAAAGCCTCCATTCATCAAGCTCACATTTGGCCTCAGCGAGATCCAGCCTGAATCATACGACCGAAGCACAGTAGATCACGATGCTGACAGCACCGATAAATGGTATAATGCATGGTATAATACTGGAGTCGATGTAAGCGACTGCGAGATTGCTCATTCAGGAACAAAGGTTGCCATAAAGACCGAAGAGGCAAGAGTTAAAATCACTGAAGCTGTATGGGCTTGTGTCAACATGGCTCACGATGTGATTACTAAGAACGGGCTCTTCTACGCTCCTTTCATAGTAAGATACGGATATCGCATGTACGACAATCAGACAATCATCATGCACTCAGCACCAGTCTTTATGCCTGTTGCGCATCCGCATCCTTTTCTTGTCAACATGATCAATGCTACGTCTAACCAGGAACGTACAACAATCTTGGATCTAAGTGATAACATAAACATAACCGAAGGAGATTCTTCATTCCGCGTCACTAAAATCACCGCGGTCTATCATCCTCATGCTGTTCAACTCACTTACAGGATGGAAAGCGACTCTGATAAGCAGGGACTCGAAATGTGGTCTGATATCATCAAGTCTATAGATATCTTTGTCAGTCCTCAGTTCCTGCGCACAGACAGCTCGAAAATCATTGAGACGGCTTCGCCAGCACCATTCAATGATGTCCTGCAAAACGGTGCACTGGTGGAAGAAGATTCTATCAGAACTTTCCGTGGTGCTGCAACATTCGACATTCCTGAGATATCAGACGAATCATATTTCTCAAACATTGCCAATTGTGCTGAATTCTTCCTCCTGCATTCATTCCAGATAGAAGATCAGCTCAGCATGACGTTTACAAACGTGCCGGTCAACACAACCACCATGGCCAGCATCACTACGCAGGATCGCATGACTGATGATTACAAAACCCATAACCTCCTGCTTCCCTCGTTCAATGCTGACAACAATCCCATCTCAGGATTGTATATGTATAACCGCCGTCTCAATGCCTATGGACTCAGCGAAAAACTCTTCAGCGGATTCCTCCCTGCATACGGACAGATGCCGTATCATGTAGAAGAGGATAATTACGAAAAGGTAAGGATCGATTCAGTTTATATCGTTCTCGAAACAGATAACGGAAGAAAGGTGGTAAAAGCCGAATACCAGTCGGGTGTGGATGTGTCTATAATGATGCTGTGCCGCTCTCTCCTCTTCTATCCCGATGCCAGGGCTGTCAAAATGATCATCAATGTATATTCATATACCGACAGCGCATACAAGCACATGGAGCTTCCTATGACTCCTCACAACAGCCTCAACGGTGCTATAGTGAAAAGTCTCTGGAGTAGGAGTTCGCTGCCGCTGCTCAGCGACACATACTCCGACACTGTTGATGATATAGTACTCATGCCAAATAAGATCTACACGTCCGATGTCAACAACCCGTACTATTTCCCACCCAACAGCATCAATACCGTTGGCACAGGAACCATTTTCGGTATAGCTGCCAACACCCGTGCCTTGTCTTCAGGAACTGCAATCGGAAAGTTCGGACTCCTTGCTTTTGCTAGTGATGGTATATGGATCCTTGATGTGTCATCTACAGGAACTTATCAGGATATCCATAACGTAAGCCGTGAAGTATGCTCCAATCCCGACTCCATCTGCCAGATAGATCAACAGGTCATCTTTGCCACCGCCCGCGCAATGTCATATATTGTCGAACAGAACTGCGAATCTATCTCCGATATGCTTTTTGGTTCTGTAGGCTGCGGTATTACCGCTGCATCATTACCACATCTCTTCCAGTACTTTGCCTCAAACGCTAGCGACACACAGGAAGAAAGCGCATACAAAGCTATCATCCGAAGACTGATGGATTTCACTTCTTCACCTATTGAGTTTTTCCAGACGGCCACAATCATCTACGACTTTACAAACTCCCGTCTCATCGTCTTGTCAAAGACAACCGACAATGTGAACGACGATCTTCAGTGTGTTATGATCTATTCCATCAGCGATGGCACATGGTCAACGGCCATAATGCCGAAAACGCTGTCTGTCATCAACTCCTACCCTCACCCGTACATTCAGCTCACCGATGGCTCAGTCTTCTGCCTGGATCGCAAGTATCCTTACAATGAAGATGATGTGGAGGGTAATACCATCGATGGTTTGATGCCTACGCTTCTCTTAACCCGTGCACTGTCCTTTGGCGACTCCATGTACTTCATCAACGACTTTGCACACAACAAGATCCAGCAAGGGAAAACAATCATGTTCCTTTTCGGTTCCAACGATCTGCGTTCATGGCACTATATCGGTCGCACCAATCAGAATCATTCCTATTACCTGGCTTCCCTCTCCTACCGCTATTTCCGCATAGCTCTCTTCTCCGTAATGTCACCCAACGATCAATACCTGTCAACCAGCCTCAACATCAAGGAAAAGTTCCCCAAACTATAAAGCTTTCTCTGTAGGTAGCGTTTTTGCCGCTTCAACAAAAAAAAGGGATGTGCCTATCTTGACACATCCCTTTTCTCATCTCATTCATGGTTCTGTTAATACCAATGGGGTTTTCTCAGTGTAAACCTGTTCCTGATGGTCAGGTCGTGCTCAATGTTCGGATAGTCCTCTTCATCGGCCAGCTTCTTGTATTCCGCACACTTCGCATCTGCCTGGTTCTGCAGGAAACGCCACATCACATAGTCCACAATGTACTTATGGATATGGTTCTTCAGCGCATCCGTCACAGCAATGTTGAAATCAGGGATCTTCAGTACCAGCTCAACCTTCTCATAATGCACTGCAGTAACTTCACCTGTTTCTTGGTCTGTGTCAACACTGCTCACCAGTCGTTCCAGCCGGTTGTCATCCTCCACTCTACCCATGGTGATATACCTGTGGCATGCCAGCTTCACATTGCCGAAAGCCTCAGTGTGCGCACGGCACAGAATACTTCTCGTCTCAGGATTGTCGGGACTCTTAATGTCAGCCTGAAGCTGAGCACTCGCCTCCTCACCCATGTTCTTTCCGATAAGGTTGCATTCTGCAAGAATATCGTTCAAAGTCTGTTCCAGACTAATCTCAATTGTAATAGCTTGATCCATATATTTTTAGTTTTAGTTAATAATTACTTGCTATCTACTTAAAAGCCAAAGTGTCTTCTTGATCTCAGTTCCCTCAGCACATCCTGCGGACTGTCCATCGCATTGTTGCCAATCATCACACCAGCACCGTTATAGTCAACACAATCCTTTTTGTTACCATCATGTCTGATGTAAACATCGTCCTTGTCTCTGCTCGTTCCGTCTGCAGACTTCCTACAGCATCCGGCATAAGAATCATCCTTGTCTCTAGAAACAACATCGCCAAGTCCTGAACCATCACCCTGATCAGTGTCTGTTCGGTGAGCAGAAGCCTCAACACCTGAATCACTCTGGGAACTGTCCGTTCGGTGAGCAGAAGCCTCAACACCTGAACCGTCACCCTGCTCACTGTCAGTCCTGTGCTCATCCTCACTGAAATCCAGTTCACGATAGAGAAGAATGTTCAGGATACTCTTCATGTCGTTTGCAGCCAGCTCAGTATAGTTAGGTGCCTGGATCTCCCTGAAATCACCAAGCCAGCCTGCTACAACCACATGTGCCAGGTAATACTGTATCTTGTTACCCAACAGTCCTGTCAGCTTGTCGCTCCATCGGTCACTCACCACAAGGTTCAGCGTGTAGTCCGTGCCATCAGCCACCAGATCATACTGCTGTGATGTAGCACTCGCCCACTTCATCAGGTTCTCTTCCAGATCCAGAATACCGTCACGCCACCATATATCAAGCTTCTTGCTTTCCGATACACTTGCCCAAAGCTCTTCAAAGGTAGGCGCACCTCCATTATGCTGCGACATGGTGGCCGTCAAACCCTCCACCACATGCAGCACCTTCTTCCTGATAATACTAATCTGTACCTCCATATCTCTTTCTTATGTTTATTTTCTTGTAATCCAGTACCACTGTAACCGCAGTATCTCCTGCTTCCTTTCTCAGCAGGTCGCGGTTTAGCCGCGGCATATTCCTGCCATCAACCCTATCTCTTCTTTTTCACATACGTATTATATTTAATTATTGCATGTGGGTTAAAGTTCACGGTTTTCACGTCATATCCTTTCGTTCCCCACTTAAAGATCAGGAACCTGTGCTTATACTCTTTCTTTAGTGCTATAGCCAATGAATCCCTCATGGAGTAAACAAGTTTCCTGTTGGAATACTCAAGGTCAGTCCAAGCATCGTGGTAGATTAGGGGAGAGTCCTTGGTTGAGTCCTTCTCAACGAGAAAAACGGTATCTCTTGTCTCTATCCCTGTCTTCTGATAGGCCTCCAGTTCCTTTATCTTCATGCCCAAATCCTTAATCAAGGCTTTATCTTCCTTTGAAAGGACTTCCTTGATCTTCTCCACCTCGATAACTTTCTGAGTCACCACCTCAACGGTGTCTCGTATCGTATCTTTCTTGAGTGGAACATACTGCTGCGCCTTGGCAAGCTCCTCTCTAAGTCTTTCGTTCTCCTTCTTGTATTTGTTACACCCGGTAAGAAGAACTACTACCAGTAGGAATATTATCTTTTTCATAGAAGTAACATTATGAATCCTATCACACAACCAACAAAGTCAGCCCAGAGATCATCTTTATCTATCTTTCCACCGTGCGCCCTGTCATAAATCTCCTTGATTATCCCAAGGTCATAGGCAACAACGATACCTATTAAGGCACTGACATAGACCGTCAGCCATATCCCTGCAAACCTTCCTATCAAGAAGGTAAGAAGAAGCGAGCAGATAACATGAAGGTACTTGTCGCTTCCTATCCTATTCAGAATACGCATACCGCAGTAGCCGCTATTGCCGTTAAGATACCGCAGAGTCCTCCGAAGATCAAGTCATTCCAGTTCCATTCGTTACCTTTCTTAAAGACCATCTTTAGAATCTCAGCACAGAAAGTAAAGCACACCGCATAGCTTGCTGCAGTTGCAAAGAAGGATAAGAAGTTAGGCTCAGTTCCCAACCATACCTCTTGCATCACTCCGAAAATTGCTGCCAATACAGCCAATAATACATTTAGCCAACCTTTCATAATCTATATTTTTAGTTAAACTTAATAATTACTTAATAACTACTTAATAATTAGAAGGCCAGCTTCTCAGGATAATTCTGATGGAACTCGTATGCCTCCACCTCCTCAATATCATCCAGTGCATTGATAGCCGCCTTGTGGCTCTCTGTCACATTGAGAGCATCACTTGCATACACCTCCACCAATCCGAGCATATAATACCACACGTCTATCGGGTAGGTGTATTCAACTCCATCGAACCACTTTGTCACATTCTCCCTCTCTGCCTGCTGCATGGCATCCAATGAGATTCGTAGCTGCTGCCTTGTCTGTGCATCAAGCCACATCTGCTTCCCATTGACACTAAAGCTATTGACAGCATCAGAAGCATCATAGGCTTCAAGTTCTGCAATCTTGTTAGCCTTTGCTCTTGCAAGGAGTTCTTCGGGGGTTGGGGTAGGTTCAATGTACTCCTCAAATCCCCATTGCTTTAATTGTTCAACACTTGGAATGCCACTGAACACTCCGTTAGATATGTTCTTGGTAATTGAATTACCTTCAGTGTACCACTCTTTCGCGGTGGGATTGTAGTATCTTTTCATATTATGGTTTTTCGCTTATTTTCTTTATTCTTGTACCATACGAACTCCAATTGCTTGCTGCAACATAGCTATCATAAGAAGCATCAGGAACATATATAGGATATGACGCATTGCCAAAGCCGTTGGTACTTGTAAGAGTTGGAGGTGTTGTTGCATCTATGACAACCCATTGCAGGCTCTTGATATTAAAGAAGGCAGCACCAGTAATAGTCGTGCAATTAGCACCTATATGTAAGGATGTCATTTTTGCGCTTTCAAATGCACTTGAACCAACAGTCACAACACTATCCAAGTCAACATAGCCAGCATATCCAAGACTGGCAAATCCATACTGCCCGATGCTTGTAATATGGTCAAAGCCACTAATTGAGGTCACTCCAGTACAACCACTAAAGACATAATTATTGATACTACTCAATCCACTTGGTATGTCAATACTTGTCATTAGGTAGTTGTTCTGGAATGATTGATTTCCAATACTGGTGACATTTGTCGGGATTGTGAAACCTGCAAGTTTTCGGCAATTATAGAAAGCTGTACCACCGATACTTGTAATCTTAGATGGTGCATTTATTATCACAGTTTCGAGAATGCGACATTCTTGGAATGATGCAGCCTGTATAGCTGTGACGTTTTCTGGAATTATAACCGACACCAAATTAGAGCAACCATTGAAGGCGTACTCCGTAAGGGCGGTAAGACCTGTAAAATACTTCAGGTCATTAGCTGATACTATGGTTGTGTTACCGCTAAAATAAGTTGCATGATAACCCGACCTTAATGTGGTAACGGCAGCACATTGTTCAGCCGTTATACCAATAGGTGTACTCCCATCATGGTCGCCAAAATTGATACAGCATATCCTCCAAAACTCGTCATCTTCAAATTGAAGGTATTCTGCTGGGCTTACACCCACTCCCATATACCTCCGTCTGTTCAGCAATATTCCCATACTCAGTCCTCCTTTTTACATGTGGTTGTGTACTCTTGTATGAAATAGGGATGTTTATACCAAGGAGTAGTAGGAGTAGGATTATACGGATAGAATGGAATATATTCTATCTTCGCTTCATTATCTCTCTCCACCAACAACTCGGCACATCTTTCAAGGCCAAGTTTCATGTAGTCTTCCTTTGTCAGTTTCATATCAAGTAGGTATTTCAAGTGTTAATTGACCAATAATCCAGCCTATACCGTTCCAAGCAGCACTTATCTCATAGAGTCCATTGGCTTCTATCTTGTAGTCCTTTGGATAGATAATAGTGTGTGTAGAAGTGAATGTCACGGCAGGAGTACTCCCTGCTGCAACATAGAATGTCACCGTCTGAACCTTGGTGGTTCCTGCTGCTATCGTTGGCAAGGTAATGGCGAGAGTGCCTACGCTTGAAAGAGTGTAGTATTTACCTACTTGGGCTGATAATGTGGCTCCTGATGCACTCTCGATAGTCACCTTGTCCTCTTTGCCACTAATGTCCTGATGGCTCTTCAATACAGTAGCACTTGTACCTGTCTTCAAGGTGATGGTGGTCTTGTCCGAATCAGTACCTGTACCATCGACAACACTCATCTCACTCTTTTCTGCCTTGCCTGATACATCTGGAATACTAAGTGAAACAGCTCCTGTCTGTCCGTTCACCGATGTCACTGGCGCAGAAGTCAGGAATCCCTGATTGTTCACCCATGTCTTCGTTGCCATGTCAGCAATCGACGTGATTGTGGCAAACGTCAGGTCAATGTCATTCTTGGTATAATAGTTGTTCGGATTGAATATATCTGTTATCGGAATGCTGATAGGCTCCTGACCGCTGTCCGTGTTGAAGGTGATAACCAGGTTCCCGTTGACGATAGCCACATTCGTCACCATACCGTCCTTGATGAACGCTGTGGCATCAATGCTAAAGAGAAGCGTGTTATCCTTATCCTTGAACTCCAGCCTCTTCAGCGTGCTGTTGTATGCACCTCCGCACACAGTCTGGGCAAGCCACTGTTGGATAGCAGCCATATTGGGCTTGTGCTTGATGTATGCCGGATCATCTGGATCGTCCTCTTCCCAGTCACTCTGCACTTGACTACTTTCAGGTGATGTTCCTGTCCTGAGATCACTCTCCAGTTCAACCGATGCCGTTTGTATCGCATCATCATCCTCTCCAGCAACGATGCCGAACGCGCTCACACCGTACAACTCGAAGGCATTAACCTTGTCAAGTGTCACCATGCCATCCTCACCTTTGTTCACCTGCAGCAAGAGCCTGTAAGCACCTTTCTCAGTTTGATCCTTTCCTCGGAACACACCTGTCACCACATCGTCCTCTATCTCATACGATATCGTCTCAGGTGCACTCTTCCCTGTATGATACAGCGAGATCACCTTAGTACCGCTCACTTCATCCAGTCCCCTGATCGTCCACCTGAAGTAAATATCATTACCTAATCTGTAAGCCTTCATCCTTTTCCTGTTTATATATTGTTCCGTAAACGGTGGCCTTGCCGCCGTCCCACTCATCCATTGCCTATCACAATAAAGATCTCCTCCTTCCTCCTGCTGGCTGCATCAAGCATCTTATACACCTTCTCGTAGCACTCCTTGGTCTTCGTAAGCGCACCCTTCTCGGTGTTGTAACCCAAAAGCAAGCATCCCGAACTCATCCCTGCCGTAGCCCTTCCCGTAGTAAGGTTTCCTGCATGGATCAGGATCCCATCGAACCCGGGAACATCAAGCAGCCTCGGTAATCTCCCCTTGCAGAAATCCAGATAGTATTTCTTCTTAGAGAATTTTGGCGACACCACGTTCATCGTAATCTTATACTTTCCCGCTGGTATCGCCGTCATATCCTTAACCTTTATGTTCCTTATCTGACTCAGGCTCATGTTCTTGTGCAATCCCCTGTCCTTGTCTTCAATGGTGTTGCACACCCACTTCCCGTCTATCGTCAGATTCGAAATCGTGTAAGCACCCTTCCTGTACTTCCTGTCAACCCTCAGTATCATATTTCATTTATGTTTCTTCTTGTTCCGTAGGCTGCAACCGTGTTGCAGTCTTCTTCTTCCCTCCACCATTCCCTCGGCTCCTCTTCCTCTCAAACTCAGCCAGCACCTTCTCCACCTCCTCTTCAGGAATATGCAGCTTGCTCGCTATCTCCCCGATCAAAGCCTTCTTCAACAGCCTCAGCACGGGCAGGTTCGGAAAGATTATCAGCATACTACCGCACGAACTCCAGAACTCCACCAAGGTAATCGCCATGGCCACTGCAGCCGTAGTAATGTTAGCATCAATCAGCCGGTCACACCCAATGAACGTGAACATCGCGCACCCGTACACCGCCAGCTTTGCAACCGTCAATCGTGCCAGCTCACTCAGTGCGAACTTACCCCGCTTAATGCTCACGGCAATGCCCCACACCGCATCCATTATAGTAATGGCAACTACTAAACCTACTGCAAACTCGTGACCTGCAATGTAGTTAGCGATTAGAAGTACAAGGGCGGCAATCCACCCCTGTACTGTATGTAGGATCGCATTGATCCTCTCCCCAACATGCAATATATATCCGAAGATCTTTTCCATTGTTTTGCTTATTCTATCCAAATAGGATTGCTATACACGAAGTCTCCATCATTCCACTCTGCTTCAAATCTAACGTATTTGTCGCCAATCTTTGCGTTGTAAGTCACTGAATCGACATTCGTATATTCAGTAGCCATCCTTCCGTTGATCACCCTGATCTTGGGACACAGGTCACTGACCATGAAGGTGATGTCAGAACCGTCCTTTATGATCTGCATCGAATAGTTACCAAGTCCAACAAGGTAGTATCTACCGCCGATGTATGCCTTGACCACCTCTTTTGCCTTGTTCTCAAGCGAAAGGGAATCGTAATTACTCGGAAGCAGGATTCTGTTTGCACCGCGGTCAAACTTGAATCTTCCTGTTTCTTCATAATACAGTCCGACTGCTTCATAGCTTCCGTATCTATCTTTGTCTTTCTGAGGCAGGGCTTCGTATGCTTCGTTCCACTCATCTTGTTCTTCTTGGGTAAGAACACTGAATTTCTCAGCCCACTCGTCTTTTTCTGCCTGTGTCGAGTAATCCCATCGCGCCCAATCGTTCTGCCAGTCAACAACGGAAGTACACCAAAGCCTTATACCGTCCCTCAGTACTGAATCGTAGGCAACTTTGAACAAGTCATTCCATCCCTTGCTATAGCCTTGGTTGAAGATTTCCATTGCCTTGAAGATGTTCGGACAAGCGTTAAGAGCACTCTTTATCCAAGCAACATTGTATGTATGGTTGATAGTTCCGAATACATACTGACTGCCGAACTGCCACTTTGTTTCATCCTCAAGCAGCCCGTTCAGCATTTGAGGTGTAACGAGGGCGTGTTCACGTTTCCATGTTGCTGTAGCTGTGTCGCCATTGGCAAGGGAGTGTCCTGGTTCAGCCCACAAAAGACCAAGGATATTGAAGTGCTCACGCTGCCCTTTTACAAACGGGTGTTCTGCATTGGCAATCTGAGGGATTGTATCAGTATTGATGGTCTGTCCGTCAACGGTAATGGTTGGGATTGAACCTGTAATTGTTCTTGTCACGGTCTCAGTGTCACCATTGTCAACAGCTTCCTTTGACTTGTAATCCTGATACTCCCAACTGAAACTGCTCAACGGATAACGCGGTGCTGCAGGGAGGTAGTGGGAACATGCAATAACCCTAATTCCTCTCTTGTATGCCTTTGCCACCTTGCTTGCATCATAGCAGTGCTCATGTGACTGTGAAAGGATAGATCTGTCAAAATCCACACCTGCATACGGATTGATGATTTTGGGTGACGAGTGGTTGATTATCATGTCACGAACTTCCTCAAGCTCTGCCTTTGTAGCAAGTTCCTCAAGCACAACTCTGCTGATTGTGAAGGTTGTTGCGCCAAGGCTGTCCTTTCCACCGCAGATAACCACCTGCCCGTCCTTCTTGCTTACATAAGAATAATTCCTTGTGCCAGTGACACCATTGAGGATGTTTGTAAACACAGGATCGCCATCTACCTCATCATAGTATGCAAGCACGGTTGTACCAGATGACCTGATGCCAGTTATCGAGATATAGTCACCTTTCAATACGTTGATAGGCTTGGATATGTAGTAGTCCTCATACACTACATATTCGCAGTAGTTTTTGTCAAGATAGGCACCGTTACCATACTCATCACTGATTTCAATCTCTACGTTTATGGCTTTTCTGACCGTCTTGTCGAGTATATTACCTACATACCCACTTACATAGTTGACACCTGCCGTCTTATCGTAAGCTGCACGGTACACCTTTATCTCTATATCTGGCAGGGAATCAAAGTGTCCGCTTATTACGCAGTTCCCGTCCTTCTCAAATGTGTACTCATAATGAAGGTTTGTGTCTGATGAAGTCCTCGACCTTACAACTGGCGTGTATGTTGTGACACCTTCCACCACGTCCACATAGGCAATAGCGGCAACTCCACCGCTTTCGTGCATATTGTTAATGGAAATCTTGTCTCCTTTATGGACAGGGATAGCACCAGAGATGAAATAGGAAAGGTTGGCAACAGGTTCTGCCGTTTCCCAGTCAAGGTAATAGCCGTTGCTCCTATCTAGGTTATCCGCAAAGGTGTATTCCTCCACAAAATTATCAAACGAGTCCTTTATCCTTACACCTCTTGTGTTAGAGAAAGCACTGTCAATGTCAGATGAACTGATAATTCTGTATTCAAGGGGTTGGGATACATCGCCGGAGATAACAATGTCCGTATCGTCCTCGAAATAGAGGTTCACGGAGTATTCGTATCCATGGTGACTCCACAACAGAGGGGTAAGCTCGTCAGCTTCTGCTATACCGACTCCGTTCACTTTGAGCTTTGCCTGTAGGATGGAGCCTGCTGGAACTCTGATGGTATCTGTTATGTAGTATGTGCTGTATTCCGTCGTAGTACCATCAATGTTTATGTAGGCATGTGTGAAATCATCGAAGTTATTGATGATAACCGTTTCGCCTTTTGTCGCAGAGGATAACGCCTTTTCGGAATCTTCTTTCATGATCCTGCAATAACGGAAATCACTGAGTGCGCAACATATCGCTATCTCCATATCGTCCTCGGCCACATAACAATACTTATCGAGCGACATTGCCTGTACGGTTCCCACAAGCTTTGTATATGCACCATTATCATGTTTTGCAATGATTGTCTTGTTGCTGTTGCATCTTCCATATACACAGACAACCTCTCCCTTTGACACATCAAAAGGAGCACTCACAAAATACCCTTCCTCGGAAGCTGTTGTTCCATCGAGCTTAATACATGTGTCGGAAGTTGCATTGTTTAGAACATTAACTTGTCTTGCAACAACCAAGTTTCCACTCATCAACATCAAGGTGCCTGACGCTCTGTGTTCAAGTTCATGTTCTTTAAGGAAAATTCCACCGCTTTTAACCAGTTTGTTACTGTTATATGCTGGTGCATTGTCTATTCCAGGAGCCTTCACGCTAAGGAGCTTATATTGCTCACCATTCCATGTATATTGAGAATAGGCATTAGCATCATATTGCTCACCATCCCAAAACGCAACCTGATACAGAGTATCTGCTTCGCCAGTAGCAGGAAGGAGGTCAGTTACATCAGATGTCTGGTCTGTTGCTTCTGCATACTCGTAATTCTGACTATCAAGAGCGTTGATACCGTTTTGAAAAGCCTCGTTAATGCGCTCCTGGTTCATACCCATGCGGTCATCCTTCACGTCTTCAGCACCAGTCACAAAACCGCCTTTGACAGCACTCTTCAACCTCGCGGGTATATATGAAAATTTCTCAGCCATATCTCTTATGTATTAAATCGGACTCTGTTCTTCTTCTTCTACAATCTCATACTCAGTGGCAGGATCATTGCCAAGCGCATCCACCCAGGCATCACCGTTACTGATAAGCAGCTTATCGTTCCACCACATGGTTCCAGACTTCGGATAACCCATAACGGTCAAGCCATCGTTAACAAGGTCGTTATACACTGGAAGTATCCTTGTGTTGTCAAGACTGATACCACCTCCAGTTATGCTTCCACCATCAAAGATGATCTCACAGTTCTTCGGAACAGACAGCGTTCTGTTGGTACATCTGATACCATCCTCGTGATTACCCACAGCAAGACTGCAAAGCATAACGGTATCACCGGCATGCATTTCCAGTGTCCTGTCGGTAAGTAATACACCATTGCTGACAAAGTTCAGCGTTGGATCCACCAGCTCAACAACCTGATCCACAACAGCCTCCATGATACAGAACGAATAGCTCACTCCTCCAATATTGGTAGCTCCTGATGTCGTCACACCAAACAGATACGTTCGCTCAGGGATCTCGAAATCCCATCTCACCACATATCTTGTGTTGTCGTCCTGCATCTGCTCAGTGATGCTGATGTCAGGTTTCAGCAAAACGGTCTTACGCTGCTGCGTCGCCGTTAAGCCTCCCTTCACGTGTATGTTTACATTCGGCCTTGTCATAATCGTATTATCAATTATCCATTAACATCTATGTTATACGTGCCTGCCTGATACGTATTCTCAGAGACAAACACCCTGTATCTGTTTCCGCTCACCGTAACAGTGCTCTCTGCAAACGGGATCTCCACGCCATTGATATCTGCACGGATGAATCCCTCTCTCAGGCTCTCGCCCACAACGATGATGATGTGCTGTCCTTCCAAAACGTTCACGTCGTAAGCACCCCTCATGCCGTTGGTGATAGGAATAAGGTGGCTTACGTCCATGATATCCTGATGAGAAGCACCTGCACCCAACCAGAAGCTGTTGTAGTGTGTGACAGTCTTCGTGCGCTCATATTCTATACCCATGATCTTTGCCACACATTTAATCTCTGATGTCTCGGTCAGTACGGTATCATACTCAAAGCTCTCCACATCCTCAGCCTCAGCAACAAGCTCGCCGTTCACCAAGAATGCAATGCGCTCGAACACGCCGTTGGTTTCAACCGTACTAGCTGTGATATGAGCATTACATCCGTCCTCAGATATGAAGTAGCTTGGTGCCACAACCATAC